TGTACAATAAGGAACAACAACAAGGATCACAACTGGTATACAACACAGGGATCACAACTGGTATACAACACAAGGATCACAACTGGTATACAACTTGTGTACAATAAGGAACAACAACAAGGATCACAACTGGTATACAACACAGGGATCACAACTGGTATACAACACAAGGATCACAACTGGTATACAATAAGGATCATTAATTGATGTACAACTGGTGTACAATAAGGAACAACAACAAGGATCACTAATTGATATACTTTATTCTGCGAAAATATAAATAAAGTCCAGATAAGTATGCTAATTATAATCTATTATCCCTATTAAACATTTTCATTAATCAAAACTGATTAATAATTATTAATAAAAATCCTCAGAACTACTTTTCCCTTCATTTTAAATAGTTTACTCAGATTGCTTTCCCTGCTGGATCTAAAAAATTTCACGTTTTTCAAAAAGTATCATTTTTACTACTTTTTTTCAAAAATGAAATCCACTTTTGATCAACACAATCGGATTGTGTTGGTCTACTTTTTATTTTAAAAAATAAATAAAACAAATGAAATACTAACTAGTTGAAAAAAGTAGATTGTTGTGAAAGTGAATCTAGATCATTATATGTGTATATATTTATTTATACTTTGCACAAAGTATAAAGGAATATTAGAGTAATAAGGTAGAATAAAGTAGTAAGGTAGTTTAGTATACCAAATCGATTAGTTGTTCTACTACTTTTGAACTAATCTTACGTTGTTTTCCATTTGGATCAGTAATCTTTATCTGGGAGAAGAGTGTATTTAATTCATCCTTTGTTTTCCCTATCGAAGCAGTAAATAAAGACTTCATGGTAGAATACTGACTATAGATCGCGTCTGCTGTTTTTTCACTTACAGAAGAAAGTTGACACAACTGAAGATACCATACATTTGTATTCTTTCGTTTTATATGTACAACCACATCGGATATAGTTTGTTCTGATGCTTGTATATATTCGGTTGGTTTTTCTTTGAATCGTTGATATACACTAAGAATAAATTCAAATGTTTCTTTTGGATTTCTAGTAAAGAAGAAACCTATTTTATCCCTGAGTTGTGTATTGATAATCGCACTCTGTATTATTTTGTCATGTTGATGTTTAGGTTGGGATGAATAGGTAATACTTCCCTCTAGAATATAATAATATTGACACGCTTTAAAATGGGTTAAACAACTTGCTTTCTGGTTTTTATAACGGCCATCCTTAATAGATGCAAGTAAGTCTTCTGGTGTTTTTCGTTCAAATAAAAAACAAATTTCACCATCTTTACACAATTGAAAATCTCCAAATGTAAGTTGTTCAAATAGAATATCACTTGTAGGAGTATAATATTCCTTACATTTCTCTTCACGATTATCTATTTTTAAACACACAGTTTGCGAAGTAGACATTTTAGTTTGCGAAGTAGACATTCTGCTTTTATATATACGTATGAAGTGTTTAACTATTGATTAGATAAGAGTATAACACAAAAGTAAAAAAATAACTTTTAAATACAGTATGTATTATTAAATAAAGTAAACTATACTAAAATGGACAACCTTCACTTTACATTAGAAGATTTTTTCCCTTATTATACCGATTCAAACATGGAACCTACCCAAGTAGATCCAATATATAACAGTAATTTTTATACCACTATTCTTCGAAAAAAAGAGTTCAATGAATGCAAATCACAAGAAATAGACTCTTCATCTGAAGAAGGAAATGCATGGCCTCATCAACTTTTTATGGCTCGTTTTATGAGTCCAAATACTCCATACCAAAACATGCTTGTATTTCACGGTATGGGAACAGGTAAATGCGTATTCCCAGATACCATTATTAAACCAACCAATATGTGTGAGTTAAAAATAGAATCATTATGGGATTTTAATACATCTCCTTTATTATTTGATGCAGAAGGATGCTGGAAAAGTTGTTATATACCAATAGATACCTATGATACCCAAACGAAAACAATAGTATCCTCCGTTGTAAAACACATTTATCGTCAACATATTAAAGAAGATGCAGTAAAATATACCTTTGCAAATGGGAAAAGTTTAAAATGCACAAAGGCACACAAATTATACACCCTCTCTAAATCATTCACAAATATACCTCAAATAGGAGATGAAGTATTACTCCAAACAGGTGAAACCACACAACTAATAGGAGTTACTCATTTTTCATATGAAGGGTATGTCTTTGATTTAGAAATAGAACGTACACATTGCTATTTTGCAAATGGTATCCTAACACATAATACATGCTTAATGGCTGCAGTAAGTGAATATGCAAAAATGATACTCCCTACGCTAAGTAAAACCATTATTCTTGTAAAGAATGACACGCTAAAAAAATCAGTCATCGATGAGATTGCCACAAAATGTACAGGAGATAAATACAATAGTACGATTGATCCTAAAACCGGTAAACCACTAACTGTAGAATCAAGACTGATTCGTGTTAGTGCAGCAGTAAGTAAACAATATACTATTATGACGTATTATGATTTCGCAAAAACATTAAAAAATGTAGATATGAGTATGTACAATAATTGTTACATTATTATCGATGAAGCACATAATCTTAGAAGTAGAAAAAGTCATGCAAAAACAGGAATTAATAGTTATAAACTAATACACAAGTGTTTGCACACTATTACTGGCAGTAAAGTATTATTACTTACCGGAACACCTATGCGTAATAGTAGTAGTGAAATTGTGAGTCTATTGAATTTAATTTTACCTCTTAACAGTCAGCTTTCAGAAGACAATTGGAATCAAACTATGTTTATATCTGATAAATTAACGCAGGAAGGAATAGAAATATTAAAACAAGCTGTATATGGCCGAGTAAGTTATCTTCGTAGTCCAACTGGTAATGTGTCAATCCGATATAGAGGATCGATTCGTGATCCTCTTCGATTTACCAACACATACACACTAGAAATGGAACCATTCCAAACCGAAAAATATGCGGTATACTATGATAAAGATAAATTAAAAGAGAAGGACATCTCAGAAGAAGAAGAGGAAGAAGAAGAGGAAGAAGAAGAGGAACACAAGAAAAGTTTATGGTTAAATAGTCGTCAAGCAAGTAGTTTTATTTTCCCAAATGGAGAATGTGGTATTCTTGCAGAGAAAAAATATTTAGACATTGATTATGGAGGTGACACTAGTAAAAGTCGAATCTATGATGTGGCATGCAATAAATTATTTATGAGTTATTTAACAGCAGAAGGAACAGATAATGAAAGTATACTTTCACAAATCAAAAAATGTAGTATTAAATTCTGGTTTACACTCCGTCAAATATTGCAACATCCAAACAAGAAAACTTTTATTTACTCTACTTTTGTTATGGGAGGAGGTATCATTTTATTTGCAGCTTTACTCAAAGTATTCCAATTTAATAGTGCACCAATTAAAGGATTTGGTTCAGAGGAAGCCTACCCTCCTGCTAGACGCTTTTTACTTCTTAGTAGTAAGACACTTACTGGTGAACAAATGCGTATAGGGGTAAGAGAAATATTTAATAGTCGTGAAAATGTGGATGGAGATTTTATCCAAGTTATACTTGGTAGTCGTATTATAGGAGAAGGTATTAGTTTTTTTCACATTCGTCAAATGTTTTTACTCACTCCAAACTGGAATAATGCAACAACAGAACAAGTTATTGCTAGAGTCATTCGTGCAGATAGTCATCCAGATTGGATGGAGGATAGACATCTTGATATTTATCGTTTAGATGCAAAACCAATCATGATGTATTACAAAGGTGCAAAAAAATTAATTACACCGGAAAGTATAGATATGATTATGTATCACACAAGTGAAACAAAAGATGTCCGAATTAAACAAGTAGAACGAATATTAAAACAATCTGCAGTTGACTGTGCATTACACCGTTCTAGAAATATAAATTCTGAAGATGTTCCAAATAGTATTCAATGCGATTACATGGAAATGTGCAATTATGATTGCTTTTATGTAGATCCTAAATATAACTCAACAATGTGGTCAAAAGATATAGATACTATTACAGATACATATCATAGTTACTTTGCGTTTAAACAAGTATTTAAATTAGCAGAGAAAATAAAACAATGTTTTTCTGTACGTCAATCCTATGATTTTGATGAGTTATTACAAATATTAAATCAATATACAGAGTTATCTCAATATATTACCCCTATTATTCTATCCAGAACACTTCAATTCTTAATAGGGAATAATATTAAAATAAAGAATCATTTTGGATTTATCAACTATTTACGCGAGGATAATAATTTATTTTTCCTAGTAGACGATGCAGCATCTTCTACAAATTATACAACCTCTTACTATGCTTCTCATCCAAATTATGATGCAAGCTATATTGAACAGTCGAGTGTATATCATCCCTCTGTTGTATGTATGGATTATTATAATGAAGAATCAACCGTAAGACGTATATATAACTTACTTCAAACCTATACCAATGATGTCCGTATGATACAAACTATTTTACTAAATTGTGATCCGCTTGTTGCAAATGATTGGATTGAAAATGCATATGATGATTACATCTTATATAAAGAGAATTCCCCAGTACTCTCAAAACACATTTATCAAACTTTTAAAAATGTAATTCGCCTGATTGCAATAAAAGATGAATATGAGCCTGTTCCTGTTAACTTTTATAATAAATATATGATACGTATTCGCGATCCAAATACAGGCTCGTGGATGGATACAACAGAAGAAGAACAAGAAATTATTCTTCAAAAACGGTTAGAACAGGTACAACAAATTAAAGAAAAATTTGGCTATTACGCGATTATAGATGAACAAGGTATATTCCGTATAAAAGAAGTTGCTCCCATCCAGTTTACGAAGAAAGGAGAAATTGATAGTCGTATCGCAAGAGAACTAGGAGCATTAAAGTGCGGAACAGGTAAGTTAGCAAAAGGTGGTCTTATTTATCGTGTATTTCTTATTTCATTAAAAGCGTATGAGTATGGTATGAATAATCCACTAGAATCATTACATCCTACTGAAATAATAACAACTCGTTCTAATGAATATATTACACTTATAAAACCATTTATATACCGTTATCTAGTAGAGGAACAAATTTATACATTATTCCAACGTTTAACAAAAGATCAACGCCGTATATTATTTAAGGATATGTATCAATCCCTTCCGCAAAAGAGTGAAGATTCAAAGTTATTATTACGTAGTATAATTCAGGCAAAACAAAATACAACTGTAGACTACTTAAGTGACGAAAATTGTAAGGCGATTATAAGAGAATTAGAGGAAGTTACATTTTTACAGAATGCATTGCAAATCACTATAAATCTTACAGATGAACAATATTACACACAATTACCAAATATAGTAAAGGAATCAATTGCAAAAGTTATTAAATATAAGTCTCTTACCGTGTGTGAAAGTTTGAAAACATGGTTTTCTGAAAATAACCTTACACTCTAGCAAAGAACCTTAGGTTCTTTGCAAAACTCCTCTGTTATGCTTAGTACTTATGATTCACTTGCTATTTTTATAATATTTTAACCAAAGTATTATGTATAAAGTGTATAAAATAATAGAATATTTAAAATTTGTAAAACATTATTATTTTAAAAAAAAGTAGTACAAAAATAAAATATAAAGTAAAAATGTACTACTTTTTTAAAAATCAAATTAATTATAAATTATGTATACTTTTGCAAAAAATATTATATTACACACATATAATATTTGTAATCTAATTTGGCAGTCACTTTGGTGATCTGTTGGTGATCTAGTGGTGATCTAGTGGTGATCGAGTGGTGATCGAGTGGTGATCTAGTGGTGATCTAGTGGTGACCTAGTGGTGATCTAGTGGTGATCGAGTGGTGATCGAGTGGTGATCTAGTGGTGATCTAGTGGTGATCGAGTGGTGATCTAGTGGTGATCTAGTGGTGACCTAGTGGTGACCTAATTTGGCAGTCACTTTAGTCTTTAAATTGGTTAACATATTTATAAATATTCATTTTTCAAATTATTGCATTTTTTAAAAAAAAGTAGTACAAAAGTAAAATAAAAAATAAAAATGTACTACTTTTTTTTAAAATAATCATATTTTATAATTTTGAATATTTTTGGTATAATTAATATTTTTATACACTATAATACCTAATGAATACCTAAATAAATTAAATATAAGTGCGTAGCGCAAGCGAAGCATAAGGAGTGTCGTAGAGAACGTAGTTCTTTACAAAAGTGATTTTTTTCTTCTTAATACCTCCTTGATTACCGTTAAATTATAATGTTTTGTTCCTTAGCTAACCGTTTTAAAACCTTCTCTTCCTTTGAACAGAGAAAAGAGATAGAATGCTGCGGTATTATATGCAGACAATTTTATAATAACCAAGTCTATATCCTAGTCGTAAAAGGATCTACTTCTAATAAATGGAGCCTTCCAAAAGGATATAAGTATAACCATGAGACTGATAAAGAATGTGCAATACGAGAAACCTATGAAGAAACAGGAATTCATATAGAATTGGATGAATCTTCTGTACGTGTACCTATGGGTCGAAATGTATACTTTATAATGGATTTCAATATAGACAGAGATAGCTACTTTCGTAAACGTTGTTTGTCACCTACTGTTCTTCCCGCTATTGAACAAGAAATCAATAATGAAGTAATAGATATACGATGGATGACCCTAGAACAACTACGAAAACGTAAAGAAGTATGTAATAAAGACATACGAACCTTAATATCAGGAAAGAAACTATGGTTTATAACAAAGATATTTGAAGAATGACGGAGGAAGTCAGGCTATTTAAACGTTTTCGTTTAAATAATATATACACAAATAATATTAAGAAGAAACCACTCCTTCTGGGGTTAATATTGAATCAATGGTATTACATATACGATTAATGGTTACTTCACTTAAATCTACTTCTTTACTGTAGGCAGTAATATTGATCTCACTGTTTATCTTTCGAAGATAATAAAATACAATCCCTTTGCTAACCGATTGTGGATTAGCTCTATTTAATAAGCTGCTTTTATGTTCAATGGTCTTAAATAGTTGTAAACACTCTTGGGTATGTTCTTCCTTAATACCAAACGTTTTAAATACCTGAGGAATAAAGTGGGCAGCGGATATATAATGATCTAGATTTCGTTTTGGACAACCTAGACAGAAATAAGTTAATCCTTTGCTTACATTTTTGCGAGTAATTCCAAAAATTTCACGAAGAGAATCTGGTGTTTGAGGATTTCCTACTTCTTTATATGCATAAAATACACATGCAAACATAATTCCTTTTCGCAAATTACTTCGTTTAATGTCTCCATTAGTTACCATAGAATAAAATCTGTCTGCTAAATGAATGATCTCAGATGGAAAATTATAAAATTCTAAATCTTTTGCAATTCCTTTATCTGGTACCTTTCTATGTTGTATACGTTGTGAATCGTGTATAGAATCGGTTGAATCTTCATATTCTCCTATTTGCATACCACACGTATCACATATAATAAGACCATTTTCTTTTAAACTAGAAGGATGTATGCATTTTTCGTCTTTTTGATGAGGTACGGTTATACATGCTATTTCTTCTTTTTTAACAGGTTCAGACGCTGCGTAGGCCTGGCGGAATAATTCATTTAATTCTTCATCCTCATCGCTACTATCATTTCTTACTCTTGGATAAGAACGAGACTTAATACTTCGCTTTGGAGGCATTCTATTTCGTACAATTAATATTAAACTATCTTTAAATTAGGGTACTAAAAATCAATTTAAAGATACAGTCAAACCTTTAAACCTCAATTAGAGTCTAACTTACGAACATATTCCATATCTTTATGTACAAGGTCCACAATATCTGGATGTTTATATTTATTATATACTGCTAATATGTTTAAACGTTTGATTAATTTAGAATACCCATATGCTTTATATGCTTTACGTAAGGCTTCATGCTTTTCTTTTACAGGCATATGAACATGATACTTAAATTTAGTCAACATACCAGGCTTTAACTCTGTTATTGTTTTAGTCAAACTTCTACTTCTAGACTGTGAGCGTCTACTCTTTGTACGAGAACGTGAACGGGATCTAGATCTCATTTTTAATTATAGCACCAAGATAAAAAGTAATAAATGTTATTTTATACTTCTAGTATAATTAAAGAATGTTATCCAATTGTTTACTGCGAGATGCAAGCATGTACAGAAGCTATAATTTACTTCAACCTGGATATATTACAACCAACTTATTCTTAAATCTTGACGCATATTCTTATTCTGGAACAGGAAATACATGGTATGACTTAAGTGGAAACAACAGAAACGCAGTAATCGTAAATAATCCAACCTACACCACCAATCAAAATGGATACTTTCATTTTACAGATACAAGCTTTCAATACGCAATTACAACAAATACAGTCCCAAGTTTATCTACGTGGTCTCTAGAAGCTTGGTATAGACCAACTAAATCATTTACTGGCAAAGTTACATCGGTTGTATCCAATGAATTTGACCTGGTAAATAAAATTAATTATAGTTTAGGAACAAATAATGCACCATCTAGTTATACGCTAGCTGGAGGATATTATAATGGTGCATGGAGAACTACTGCAGGATTCGTTCCAACATTAAATACATGGGTACAAACGTTTGTTACCTATAATGGAACCAATATTAATCAATACACAAATGGAAGCCTACAGTCTACATTAGCTTATTCTGGAACACCTCAGTCGGGTGGAAAAATACGTATTGCAAGAAGATGGGATGAAGTAGATACATCTTCTTCTAACTTTTTTGATGGAGATATCAGTATTATACGTATATACAGTGTTGCACTAAATGTATCTCAGGTAGTACAAAACTATAATGCAATTAAAGAAAGATATGGGTTGTAATCTATTTTTAAACAATTATTACGTTTAAAAAATGTGAACACAAGTCTGAGTAGGTGAAATTGAGTATTCTTTTAAAAAATAACCGTAATTCCCTCATCTTCAACAGGCTTGTCTTTAACGTTTGATTTTTGTAGTTGAGTATACTTAGGTTTAGGTTTAAAACCTCTTTGCGACGGTTGCTGTTGCGGAGTAGAAGAAAACGTAGGACGATCTATGTATTTACCTTTCCATACTACCGGTTGTCCAGGAGTATTCCCCACACGGAATGGTTTTAATAACATTTTAATCTTATCATAACCCACAGTAGGAATTAAAGGAATACCCTCATAATCATTCTGTTTACCCTCCAGGTCTACAATAAATACCTCACTAAAATCTGGATCTATTTCTTTGCGAAGTGTCAAACATTCTTCTACCTTTTTAGGCAAAAGATAAAAACTCTTAGGATGCAATATACTAGCTAAACTTTCAACTAGTGACAACGGACCACGATACTCAAAACTAATCTTTAAATTTGGATTTACATCCAAATATTCTGCCAAGTCTGTAAATAAAGGGGCATAATGATATGGATAGTACCAATCAAAAGTAGGAATAGTATTCAAATAATATTGAATAATAAAATACATTCCACGTACATATTCCTCACATATCTTGTGTACAGGCGCACCTTCAAAATTACGTGCATAATAATCCTTACGGTATCCATCTATGTCTACTCGAACAGAAGCTTCTACTCGCTTTGTATTATTTACCAACACACTATCCGGTTGGACTACTCTTGTATTTAGTTTTGCAGCCAATAAATCAGGTTCTATCTTTGCAAGGGCATGCATAAATCCAGTCAATGCTTTTAATTGAATGGTATTCTTTTCCGATAATAAATAACCTACTTCTACTGCAGTAGTTACATATGCATTTTGGATTTTATCAATAGAACGTGTATCTACAGAAGGGACAGAAGGTAAAAAATCATTTCCAATTAACATTAAGAAAAAAATATAATCTTTTACCATTCGATTTTCATCATAGTCATACTCTACAGAAACCCATTTAATATCCTCCAAAATAAAACGTTTTAATTTATCAATATACACAATCAAATAATCTCCTTTAATGTCATCATATTGATTCTCACGAATGACATATAAGTGTTGCTTATTTAATCCCATACATAATAAAATTAAATCCGCATCAGGAGAATAGATAGTATAACTCTTGCTTTTATTATCGAGATCCATCCAACGAATCATTTTGTGTTCTCCTTCACCTGGTACAGTTACATCACTGTAAATAATTTCCAATCTAGAAAAGTATGTATCTGTTTTACGTAAGTTTTCTATATAGTTATACATATATTCACCCAAACGTTCCATCCATTTTGTTCCTGCAGTAATATTTTTAAAATCAAACTCATCTTCGGTATGTTCAGTTATATTTTGAAAACGACGCTTACGTTGTTGAGATTGCTTTGATAACCCAGCTACACCATCGATCGCGATATATAATATACGTTTTGGATTAGCGATCCTGGTAAGATGCACAATATTTTGACATATACGTTCAAATGCAACTTGCTCTAATTGGGAAGGAGGTGGTCTTTTTTCAGTAAGTAAACGTTTTTTTCCATTTACTTCACCTAAATATACTTCTCTGCATACTGGATAAAATGTGGCATTCCCATCAATTAAAAATGTGTCACAGTAATGTGTACGATCATCCTTTGGAATTGATTTGAAGAAACGTGGATACTTATTTAAAAATGTGCGAAATAAACGAAATACACCCATAGTTGGTTAGCCTATATAGTTAACTTGGATTACCTTTAAGTTAACTATAAGTTTATAATTCGAAAACTCAATTTTTTAAATTTCTATTTTATTTTCTATTCATTAGTTATAAATAAACACAAAAAAATGTTATCTATTTTTAAACCTATTGAGGATTTAATAGAAGCAATCCGTGAAAGAAAAAAAGCAACACGTAAAAGTGGTAAAGAGTACTATGTATTACCTACTGGTTCAGAGTTAGCAAAATTAATTGCTATAGTTTGGTTAGGCTTTACTATCTTATTTTTTATGGCTATGTCTATCTTTTATTTCTTCTGGTCAAAGACTAGACATCTTACCGGTAAACCAATCAGACGTATATTATATATGAGTATGGGTTTATCAGTCGTACTAGTAGTATGTATGGTAGGTTTATTATATTCCGGGTTAATTATTTAAAATGTTTTGCAATAAATGCAGTAAATCCTAATACTACATCCGCAAGTAAAAATAGATAACTCCACTTTTTCTTTTGTATTGCACATATCGCAAAACCGAAGTATAATAATGCATGAATTGGTCGAAGATTATTCCACCAAATGGTTTCTCCGAATACCTCTGGTCCTGTTTTTCGTAGATTAAATGCATAAATAATGGAGAATCCAATTGCTGGGAGAAGGGCTAACCATCCGAGAATCGATAGTGTATCTTCTTTACATGTGTACGCTATATAGGTAATATAGATTCGAACTGTCATACATCCAAATAGAAATAATAATATACGTTTTTGTTCTGTAGTTAGCATTTTTTCTTTGGGTGTTCCTTTTATTTTATACATACGTAAAATAAAAGTGTAAATTGATTTTTGAATCAAAAACATAAATTGATTTAAACTATTCTTTCTTGACTTACTAATAATAGTAACTAGATAGATAGAAAATGTCGTCTTCTTATCTTATTTCAAAACGTCCTGCAAAAATACAGAGAAAGAAACCTTCTACTTTCCCTTCCGGAGAAGATGAAGTATTTTTTACCTCTCCTGAAGGGGATGAAAAAGTGCAAGAAGAGTTTGACGAGGAAACACTGCAATTGGTAGAGTTAAATCGTCGTTATAATTTATTTGGACAAGAAGAAAAAAAGGGGAAACAACAAGAATTGTTTCTTCCTATTAAACAACTACAATTTAGTATGTTAACCCCAAAAGATATCAAAGGAATAAGTGTATGCGAAGTCACCAGTTATCTTATGGAAGGACCTGGAACAATCCATGATCCAAGATTAGGTCCAGTTGGAAATAGTCGCGATAATCGTTGTATTACCTGTAATGGTGTATATAAGCGCGGTATTGGATATCCAAATGAATTAGAATGTCCAGGACATTGGTCTTATATTGATTTACATACTCCTATTCCCCATCCTTTATGTACGAAAGAAATACTTACGTATTTACGTATTTTTTGTAATGTAGAGGGTTGTGGAAGATTACTCTTTACCCCTGACCAAATTCGACTTCTTAAGTTACCGAAACAGTTAAATGCTCGTTTGACGGAATTATCGGTACAAAGAGAGCAAATTAAAGTATGTGGACATTGTGAAAAAAATCAACCAAAGATTACCTGTGAGGATAATAAATATTTTATTCAATATAAAGAATCCGAACAACCTTTACCATATGACCGTATTAGTGCGATATTTGATAATATTGTTCCGGACGATTTAAAATTATTGGGTATAGATCCAGAGTTAACTCATCCTTCTTTCTTTTTGATTAAATGTTTACCGGTATTACCTCCATGTATACGTAATTTCGTAGTAAGTGGAGAAGGTAATGTTGGACATGATGATCTTTCTCACAAATACACAGATATTGTTAAATTGAATATGGAATTAAAGAAATCTATGAATGAGACGCGTACAGAAGAAATTATTACTATGATGAGTAATACCATTCATTATATGATGGATAACTCAAAGGGTAAAGCAAAAGATCCTGGGGGTCATCGTCCGATTTCTTGTTTGAAGAGTCGTTTAGAAGGGAAAACTGGACATGTTCGTTCTACCCAAGGTAAACGTGTTGATTTCTGTGGTCGTACTGTTATTACAGGTGATCCAGATTGTGATGTAGATGAATTGATTGTTCCTGCTGCGTTTGCAGAAAAGTTAACAATTCCTGTGCATGTGAATGCAATTAATATAAAGGAATGTCAACGTATGTTAGATAATGATGAGGTTATTTCTATTGTGAGAGGTAAGAATCGTCAAGTAGCGAAAGTTGGTTGTTATTCTAGGGCTTCATCGTTTGGGCCTTGTGATAAAATACTTCGTAATAATCAGATATTTACCTATGATGAGATTCAAGAGTGTATAAAGAAGAAGAATTGGGTATTTAAATCCTCGGATGAAATTTTACGTCCGGATGGTTCAACTGAGCAATATGTGGTAAGCGAACGTTTGCCATTTAAATGCGCGATTGGAGATATTTTAGAGCGTAAAATAAGGGATGGAGATATGGCGATCTTTAATCGTCAACCTACCTTATGGAAAGGAAGTATGCGTTCAAAACGTATTACACTTAGAGAAGGAAGTACATTACGATTTAATGTTGCTTCTACACAGGCATTCAATGCCGATTTCGATAAACAAGTCTCTGTCGAAAACAGGGGAGCTTAAAAGGCTGCAATCCCCTAGTCAAATTTTAAAACAAGTTTAAAGAATTAATTTATTATAATAATAATTAGCACAAGTATTGCAAAATATAATACTAAAACATGCAAAAAAGGTTATCTATAAAAGAACGAATTGAGAAATATGAATCTATAAATATACCACATCCTGACTTAAGATGGTTTGATGTGTATGTTATAACAAATAATATAAATAATAAACAGTATGTAGGACAAGCTATATCTCACTTAAAAGTTAAAAATAAATATAAACCATACGGTGCAGAAGGTAGACTAAAAGCTCATTTTAGGGAAGCTAATAGTAATAAAAAACATCAATGTGCATATTTAAATAATGCTATCAGAGAGTATGGTAAAGAAAACTTTACAGTACATGTTATATTTAACTGTTCTAAAAAGAAAATTGATGAACTAGAAATTCAATCTATACAAGAATATGGCACTATGTATCCGAATGGGTATAATATCATGAGAGGAGGGCGAAAAATAGAAGGATATATTGAAAAAGATTCCTCTATACCTCGCAAATCTCCTTCATTGGAACATAGATTAGAAATGTCAGCACGAACACGAGCATTTATAAGAAATAAAAAGATGAATCAGTGTTTAGATTATTTTAGAACAATAAAATTAGAAAAAATTGACTCTTACCTTAAACAAGGAAGAGATAATGATGGATATGATTGTTATATGTTATCTTTTAAAGGAGGAAAAATACCAATACGTGCTATCTTTGGAGGTCAACACATAACATTAGAAGAAAGTCTTACTATGTGCAAAGAATTTTATAGTGAATTAAATAAAAATTTGGCAAAGCATCTTGATGCGGGAAAATCTTTAGAGTCTGAAAGTACCACTTTAGTTCAGTAATGGATTAAAGGAACTCGGTTAATAACCGAACCCAATGGTAACAATCTTTCAGAATTAGGCAATCCGCAGTGTTACTATCCAATTACGCTATGCTAGTAGTTGGAAAGGCATTCAGAGACTGAACGGATGCTGGTATTCTATGACGGTTTAGCAAACCAGAGAATGCTCAAGATACAGTCCAGGTTTATATGAAAATATAAATGGATTTTATAAAATTTTAATTTCTGAGGAAGAAATATTTTTTATAAAATTACCGTGAAAATCCACGGGAGACGAAATGAATCTGCATTTATCTCAGTCTATTCCGGCTATTGCTGAAACTAAGAATATAATTAGTACAGTAGAAAACTTTAATAGTAGTCAGGATAGTAAGCCGATGATTGGCTTTAAGTTAGATGCGATGACAAGTGCTTACCTAATTACGTTAGGTACTGTGCGTGTTCACAAGTGGTTATTTGATGCTATATGCAATCAACTTGAAGGTGAACGTGTTAGTCACAAATTAAATCATATTCGAGAGGTATTAAGTTGGAAAACCGATCTTTCTACCTTATTTAACCAACTTGTACAATCCAATCCAGAATTACAACAAGTAGAATCAGAATTACAGAATCAGCAATCCACCTTAAACACACTTGAATCTGAATATACAAATGCAAAAGGTAAACAGATCGCAACCTTATATAAACAAGTAGAAAAACAAAGAAAACAAGTACAATCTCTCCAACAACGAAAACATTCCATACTAGAAACCTACCAACTAAGTATATTAGATGAACTATTATACACAGGACACAATTTAATTAGTATACTATTACCAGATGACTTTGAATATGAAATACAAAATAACGCAAGTCCAGACGGTAAACCTGTATCTATTATAAGAGGTGTATTACTTAGCGGAACACTCGACAAAAAAGCAATGGGTTCTAGTAGTGGTAGTTTAATCCACCATCTGTCTAAAGATTATAATAATCAAAGGGCAATCCAGTTTGTATCTGAGTTTTCCAGAATGATGAACCAATGGTTATATCAACAAGGATTCACCGTAGGTATATATGATTGTATGGCTCATAATACAGATGTGATTGAAGAGGAAATCAACAAAAACTTACTAAAAGCAAAGGCATCCATCCAAAGTGAAACCGACCCAGAATTACGTGAAATGAGTATTAAAATAGCTCTTAACGATACCGCTTCTATTGGTAGAAAAGTTGCCGCAGAAGCATTAAAACCAGATAACAAAATTAAAAAGATCGTAAAAAGTGGTTCAAAAGGTAATGATTTTAATATTACCCAAATCACAGGTTTAGTTGGTCAACAAAATGTCAGCGGTAATCGTATCGAAAAACAATTTGGTGGGCGTACCTTACCTCATTTTGAATTTGAAATAGATGATATTCGCACAGAATTTATGTCAAGGGGATTTGTATTTAGCAGCTATTTTAAAGGAATGAATCCTATGGAGACGTTTTTTGCTGCTGCGGGTGGTCGCGAAGGTTTAATCGATACTGCTGTAAAAAGTGTTACAGGTGATACAAGCATTATTGTATATCATAATGGATCTATTTTACAGACAACCATCGGAGAATGGATCGATGGACAATTAGATACAGAGAGTGCAAAGAACAAAATACAACATTTTGACGAAATGAATATGGAATATCTTGAGATTGAAGAGAGAAAAACATATATTCCTACATGTGATGCAAAAGGTAAAACATCATGGGGAGAAGTTGTAGCAATTACAAGACATGACCCTGGAACTGAACTATTTGAAATTAAGACACAAAGTGGAAGAGAAGTTATTGTTACTGCATCTAAGTCATTGGTGATATGGAATGAAGAAAAAGAAGAATTTGTTCCTACATTAATGAAAGATGTAAAAGTAGGTGATTATGTCCCTGTAACTATGGAATTATCACAACCTCCTATTATTAAAACGTATGTTGATATGAGTACATACTTACCAAAAACAGAATATGTATATGGTACCGATTTTAATATGGCAATTGAATCCATGGATAGTGTAATGAATTCTGAATTAACAGATGGTGCAAAAAAACATCTTAAGTTAAAAGGAAAGGAAGGACAAGAGAGAACAGCTGTTCCTAAAGGATGGTGGGCTAAAAATAATGGGTCTACCTTTACATTACCTTATCCAAGTAAAGCTAGATTACAACGAGCAACTGTTCGTTCAAATATAGCAGACATTAAATTTGGATATGTGTATCCATTTGGTGGAGTAAGACAAGACCATTTAATACCAGATAAATTTGAATTAAACTATGAAAATGGTGTATTTATTGGATTATTCTTAGCAGATGGAAATGTTGAAATTAGTAAAAAAGCAGAAGTCCGTATTACCAAAAATAATAAGGAAGTGCAAGAGTTTGTAACCAGATGGTTTAAGAAACATAATATACACTCATTTATTGAAACAAAAACAGTAGAAAAAACAGAAACTCACCCAGGAGGTACAAGTACTATGATTAGAGGAAATTGTTCTGTATTAGCTCAGTTTTTATTAAAATTTGTAGGACATACTTCTTATAATAAATTTGTTCCAAATGAAGCATTTACTGCACCTTTAGAGTTTATTAGAGGATTAGTGGGTGGATACTTTTCTGGAGATGGGACAATTGATAAAGAAGGCTATTCTATAAATGCGGCAACTGTTTCTAAAAAGTTAGCAGAAGGTATTAATTACTGTTTAAATCGTTTAGGAATATTTTGTAGATTAACAAAAAGGAAACAAAAAAGTAATAATATAGGAACAGAGAATATAGCACCTATATATGAAATTGATATTAGGTCACAATGGGCATCCATCTTTAAACATCAGATTAAATTGATTGAACCTAATAAGCAAGCACGTTTAGATGCATTAGATCCTACAGAAGAACATAGAAATTATCCATATATAAATAATGTTGTGTATGATACTATTGTAGGAATTAATAAAGTTGGCGTAGAAAAATACCCAAAAGTTTATGATTTGACAATTCCTTCAACATTCTTGTTTAGTTGCGGAAGCGGGCTAATTATAAACGATACTGCTGATACAGGGTACCTCCAGAGAAGAATGGAAAAGATTTTAGAGGACTTAACCGCGAGTTATATTGGTACTGTAAATGATGCAAATTATAATGTTATCCAATTTAATTATGGAGAGGATAACTTTGATGCATCCAAATGTATATCCGTTGGTTCAAAAGGAGGAAAACAAGTCTATAGTTTTGTAGACTTAAAACATATCGTAATCAAGTATAACACTGGATTAGAATGGAAATTAAGAAAAACAGGAGTATCCAATAAAAAACGTAAATTTACACAAGAAGAAATCCAAAAGATAAAAGAAGATATCATTCGTGGAACCTATATAACATTCTACCACAAACACACAACAGATGAAGTAGTAGATAACAGTTTTTCTACTCTTGAACCAGCTATTTATCAAGTAGAAGTCTATCCAGAAGTTATCCAAGATATATACAAAGAAATCAGCAGACAACTCAAGTTAACAATTGTTAACCCAGGAGAAAGTGTAGGTCACATAGCAGCCTCATCTATTGGTGAGAAAAACACACAAAGTACCCTGAATTCTTTTCACGCGAGCGGTCAGTTAAAGAAGAATTTAACATACGGTATTGTCCGCTTACAAGAATTAATGAATGCTACCCACAATCCAAAAACAAGAAGTTTAACCATCTATTTTAACCAATCAAAATTAGATACTACCAACTTAAGCCTAATCCGTCAAATCGCAAATACATGTTTACTTTCTCACACACTATCCGACTTTATTATAAACTATAAGATAGAAAAGAATCCACAGAGTACCAAATTAGAACAAAACTGGTATTATATCTATAAAGCTCTAGTTGCAAACGATGATACCACAAGTTGTTCCTATCGTTTACGATTATATATAAAAACTGATTTACTCTTTTTAACAAAACGCACACTTAGACAGATATGCAAACAATTAGAGATGATACTCATTAAGAATGTACACTTCTATGTCATATGTAGTCCAGATTCTCTTGGAATCATTGATATATGGATAGAAGATAATGTATCTGAACCTTCTACCTTTTTTAATGCAAAAGGTATGGAAGATGATTTACTATTAGACAACTTTATCAACAAAAATAATAAAATGGTTCACTTAATCAAGAAAATTATTCTACCAAAACTCAAAAAATGCCACATCTCTGGTATAGAAGGGATCACAGAATGTTATTATGACCAAACAAAACAAGATGAATGGTTTGTACAAACCAGAGGAGGTAGCCTAAAATGTTTACTTTTCCATCCACTTATCGATCATCGTAGAACCTACACAAATGATATGTGGGAAATATATGATTTATTCGGGGTAGAATGTGCAAAGAAATGGTTAAAAGATGAATTCAGTCAAATGTTAGATGTCAACCATCGTCACTTAGATGTCTTGGTAGATAAAGTTACTTTTAACGGTTCTATTAGTTCCGTAAATATATACGGTTTGGATAGAAAAGTAATAGGCCCATTATCAAAAGCAGTATTTGAACGTCCACTCGCATGTTTACTCACAGCAGCACAAAAAGCAGAATTAGATAGACTAACCAGTATAGGTGCATGTATTGCAACTGGAAAAATAGGACGTTTTGGTACAGGAATGGTAGATGTAATACTCGATAATGAATCTGTGATTACCAATGAATATGCAAGTAAGCAATATGACACCTCTATGACAGACGCATCTGAATTAGCACCTTTACCTGAAGATGAAGAAGAAGGATTAACCGTAGAAGAAGCAATCGACTTAAATGAAGACGATATATACTAAATTATACACACACACAAATAAAAAAAGACGACAATTTTTACACCATAAAGCGTGTAAAAATAAAACTGCGAGAATAATACTTATTCCTATTTCTAGTGCATAAAAAAAGAAGAACACCTTGGATGAACTCCTATTTTTAATATCTCATCTAAGGTTAACCACAGTACAGTACGTTGAATACATTCGTGTTTCTCATATTTTCCAAAATCATCTGATGTATAACGGAGATAATAATTTGAAATAGGAACAACATACATATGATAACGTAAGTTAGGAGTGGTGTGTTCTATTCCAGAGGTAAGGATAGATTCTTTTAATTGTTCAGGCGTAATCCGAAATACATCATTTGTTTCCTCTATACATTCCTTAATTGCGTTATCTATGAATGTAGTATGTGTCTTCTCTTTAATTCCACCAAAATCCTCTAACCATCCTCGTTGGTGAACATATTGCATACAATACAGTAGTTCTGTTGTTACCTTATTCATCGTAACAAATAATATACCTGAACCAGTCATAGTATAGTTTACTTATTTGTGTACCACTTTAGTTTTTATTTTTATTTTCTTTTTTTGTGTGGACATAATATGTAAATATCACACATACAAAAAAGAAAATAAAAATAAAACGATGTTGAAAGAATACGCATTATTTATTTTACTTTTTATATTATTTGACTGTGTATATATTTATGTACTAAAAGACACACACTTGTCGACTATACAAACGGTACAAAAAAGTAAACCTGAAATACGATATCTATATGCCATCCTATTCTATCTATTAGTTGGTATTGGATATATACAAATCATTAAGCCATTAGGAGGCACAAATCTCCACAAATTAGTATTCTATTCCTTATTACTTGGATGTTTAATGTATGCAACATTTGATTTAACAAGTGTAGCCATATTTAAACGATTTCCGATTAAGTATGCAATGATGGATATCATGTGGGGATCACTAAATATGATGCTGTGTACTATTCTAGTACAGAAATTACTTTAAAAAGTAGGAATCAATCTGTTGAACACACTCTATTGCACAATTTGCAATGTGGATATTTAATTGAATATTTGATTTGTTAACTGTTCCTATTTCTCTACAGCGGTCCAATAGTGAAAATAAGGGTTCAAAATAGTTGTATATATTTAGAAAGAAAATTGGTTTATTGGATTCATTTACATCATTCATAGTGATTGCTTGTAATGTCTCAAATAGTGTTCCTAATCCTCCAGGGCATACAATATATGCATCGGCAATAGATAATAATTTGGCTTGGCGATCAATAATAGAAGGATATACTAGTTCGTATTCATACTGTAAGTCTGGTTCTATCCAACGATTACAATTCACACTAATTAATTTTAATCGGTTTTCCTGACAACTATCATATATTTCACGCATTAAACCATGTGTTCCTCCGCCATATGCAATTGTGTATTCTTTGTTCATAAAACGTAATAGATCTCGAATTTCGTTACGTATAGAATCAGAATGAACTGTATCTTTACTACCACAGAATATAGTGAACACATGCATCCTTTACTCTTTACTCTTTACTATTTAATACTATTTTTAAAAAAGTAGTATTCTATTTGTTTTTGATTCTTTTTTAAAATAGAAAGTAGACCAACACAATCGGATTGTGTTGATCAAAAGTGGATTTCATTTTTAAAAAAAAGTAGTAAAAATGATACTTTTTGAAAAACGTGAACATTTTTAGATCTAGCAGGGAAAGCAAACTGAGGATACTCTTCAAAAACAAGGGAAAAATAGTTCTGAGGATTTTTATTAATAATTATTAATCAGTTTTGATTAATGAAAAAGTTTAATAGGGATACTATATTATTTATAACATAGTTACTGTATACGTTTTATGTATGTGCGCCAAATCTAAACTAATGATCACTTTATTGGTTCTCTATTTGTATAACTAGTATAGTTAACCAATATAGTATACACAAACAGAATACTAAAGTGACTGTCATTTTATTTACTATCTATATGACCAACATAGTCAACCAATAGAATACGAACAAACAGAAGACTAATGTGACAGTCACTTTGTTTACTAGATGTACAACTAACATAGTTAACCAATATATACAAACAACAGAATACAAACAGAATACTAAAGTGACTGTCACTTTGTTTACTAGATGTACAACTAACATAGTTAACCAATAGAATACAAATAGAAGACTAATGTGACTGTCACTTTGTTTACTAGATGTACAACTAACATAGTTAACCAATAGAATACAAATAGAATACTAATGTGACAGTCACTTTGTTTACTAGATGTACGACCAACATAATCAACTAATATAGTCAACCAGTATACACAACTAGTATACGTGATCAAGAATACACTACGTTTTTTAAAAGTGTAGTATTCTATTTGTTTTTGATTCTTTTTTAAAATAGAAAGTAGACCAACACAATCCGATTGTGTTGATCAAAAGTGGATTTCAAAATTGAAAAAAAGTAGTAAAAATGATACTTTTTGAAAAACGTGAACATTTTTAGATCTAGCAGGGAAAGCAAACTGAGTATTCTTTTTAAAAACAAGGGAAAAATAGTTCTGAGGATTTTTATTAATAATTATTAATCAGTTTTGATTAATGAAAATATTTAGTAGGGATACTATATTATTTATAACAGATTGTCTGTTATTTTAAGACTTTTATGCGTATATGATTAAAATAAAAATAAAAAAGTGATTTATGGACGTATTTCCTTATATATAAATAAGAGTATACGAATATGTCAGAGAGTAAAGAAGGTATTCGGTGTCAATTCTGTAATAAAACCTATTCTAACCAATATAACCTTTCTGTTCATCAGAAAACAGCTAAATTTTGTATTGAACTTCAGCAGAAGCAAAAATTAAAGTCTGTTACGAGTCAAGAAGGAAATAATGAGCAATATATCTGTGAATATTGTAATAGCGTATTTACGTTTAAACATGTGTTACAGTCGCATGGATTACGGTGTAAAGTGAAGAAAGAGAATGAAACAGAGAATGTAAAACGGAAGAATACAGAATTACTTGTGCAGATAGATACACTTACAAAGATGAATATAGAATTGATGCAAGAGAATAAAATGAATAAGCATGAGATTGAGTTAAAAGATAAGTTGATGGCGTATATGTTAGAAGAAAAAGATAAATATGTACAACAACTGTTGGATGAAATCCAAGAACTAAAGGGTCAAATTAAGGATAAAGATGAGTATATACAGAATACCCCACATACTACAACTATATACCAAAATACAACGAATAATATGAATTATAATGTGTCTTTTCAGGCTTCATTTGATAAACTACTTCCATTTACGGATGAGAATGTGAAACAAAAGGTATTAAGCATACATCCTATGCAACTAATAGAGTTTAATAATTATAATCTGATGTTAAACTTTTGTAGTAATCTTGGTAGAAGTTTGACAGATATGGTATTATTAACAGATAAATCTAGAGGGTTGGTGATTGTGAAGAATAAAGATGGTGAAAAGCAGAAATATCAGGTGAAAGGATTTATTAAAGACTGTTTACTTCGTACGGAGAGTGAGTGTAAACAATTATTCAATCGGACAACTGCACAATTAAATTATTTAGAATTAGAGCAGAATATTATGCCGGAAGACCAGGCTAGATGTCAAAATGATTTAACGTTACTGTATTATTATTTAACCAATAAAACAATGGATAATACGGTTCAGAATATTAGCAGTGTAGTGACATCCAATTGTATGTACCTCTCTAAAAAAATGCCACAACCTATTACACATAAGATAGAAGTATTAGATTAGATACTAAAGTATCTTGTTTTAATTTTATTTTTACACGCCTTAACGGTGTAAAAATGGTTATCTTTTTTCTTTTTATATATTACTTCTTTTTTATTTATACGTGGTCATAACGGGTTAAAAATGTTTTTCCTCCTGGATTTATAGAGGATTTATATAAGTCTTCCAAAGGAGTAGCTCTAGTAAAAGTAGCATCTTTAATAGCAGTTTCCTGTTCAACGTCAAGATATCTGTTGAAATATCCAACTTGAAGGTCATTTTCAGTAGGAGGTGAAACATCAAACCAACCGCGGTATTGTGGGGCAACATCAATATCTCCTCTGATGAAATCCACAGGCGCACCGTAACGTCTTTTTAATCTTCCAAAAATAGTTCTATCATACATAAAGTTTTCTGGATCAGTTGGATCTAAACCTGTAGTATAACGCATATCAGGAACAGGCATTAATTCTTTGGTATCGAAGTATTCTGGTTTTCCTGAGCCTACTCTATCGCGTAACATATCTTCTGCTTGTTGGGAAGTTAATCCTCCAGAAGGGATTGGTGCCCCTTGGCCTCCTAATTGTTGAAAGTCAACATTGTCAAATGTCATTGCATCTAATGGAGTAGAGGATGGAGTTGCTGCCATCATTGGTAATGGGGCAGATGACTGTGCAGTTAAGTTGGAAGATAATTGGTTTGCATCAAAACGTGGAGGAATTTGAGGAATAAGGGAAGGACGCATTGGAACTAAACCGTCTTGTCTATTTTGAGACATCATAGGTAATTCCTCTGCAAAACGGAAATGTTCTTGTTCAGAAAATGGGGACCATAATTTATCTAATAATTCTGGATGGAACATATGTTTAATAGCTAATAAAATCGCGTAAATAGCAATCAAACCTATAACAATATAAACTATAGTTTTTGTTGACTTATTCATTTTTACGTTTCTTTTATAATGTGGATAAGAAAAAAAAATTATTAATTTAATATATTCTTTTTTGTAGCATAAAGAAATATGATTTCCGATTTAATCGTATTATGTGTGTCGGTTGGTATTATAATTTACTGCACACTTTCCCTAAATAAAGTAGAAACATACAGAGACCCAAAAATACTTGAGATATATGCTAATTTAATGAAAGTAGACCCAGTTGTAACCTCAAAATTAAACATACAAGCAGGTAATGTATCCTTTACAGAAGATAAAAAGAATATGTTTTTGTGTCTACGGGATGAAAAAGGTAAGTATTATCCAGATAATATGCTTATGTATGTTGCTTTACATGAATTAGCCCATGCAAAGTCACAAACTGTCGATGTAAATCATTCTGGGGATGAATTTCGAAGAAATTTTGAGGAATATCTTAAGATAGCAGAACAACTTGGTTTATATAGTCCTGCAAAAGGTATTGTAAGGGAATATTGTGGTGTAAGTGCGGATAAAAAAAATTAATTTAGTTGTAAATATGTATTTAAATAGTTATTCTTCTACTAAACTAAATTATACTTACTTCACAAGACATAATGAATACAACTACCAATACAAACGATCTAATTTCCTTTTTTGAACAAGTTGTACACGATTTAAAACATAATCAGTGTAGTAAAAAACAAATAGCAGAATGTTCTCGTTTTTATATTAATTATACTACTAATAGCATTCCTGAAGGATTCACATATGATGAAATGGATTGTGTAACTGCGGGGATTGCATTTTATTCCACATTAGTGAATGGGCTTGACCTTGTAAAACATGATTTAAAAGATGAAAACTGATTTAATAATCGATTATCCTATAATAAACTAATTATACCCACTTTTTAGTATATATAAAGTTATGAGTCGTATTATTTTATCTAAGGATGTTAAACGATTAAACTGTGCACAAAAAATAACAAATGAGTGTACAGTAAAAGAAAATGCTAAATTTAGTCTACACTCCTCTTCTTTTTATCAAAAACGTAAAGAAGTAGAGTGTTTTGATTTATTTCAACCTTCTGCAACTGAACCTATACAAATAGCAATCCCGTTTAGTTACTATTATCATCATTTTTCACACATACTTGAGCAGACAGATTCTCATTCAAAGATTGACTTTCCATTCCATGGTAAATTGTTAGAACGACAAACATTAATACGTAATGATGTGTTTTCTATTTTAAACCGTACAAGAAGTATACTTTTATGTTTACACACAGGGTTTGGAAAAACTGTTTTTGCAATTTATTTAGCATCTAAAATAGGAATGAAAACCCTTATATTATGTCACCGAAAGATTATTATGGATCAATGGATACAAGCCGTCACAAAATATTGCCCTGGTGTAAGTGTAGAATTGTGTAATCCTAAGAAGAAACCAACCGCAGATGTGGTGGTATGTAATGTATTAACTGTTCCAAAATGCAATACAGGAGACTCTTCTCGTTCTGCATTCAAGCAGTATGGTTGTCTTATATTAGATGAAATACATACTGTATGTACAGAACAATTTAGTAAAGCATTATTTCACGTATTCCCGCAATGGATGATTGGATTGAGTGCAACTCCATATCGTAGTGATGGTATGGATAAAATTATTGAATTATATGTAGGACCAGAGGCTGTCTACAAAGAAATGTGGAGAATATTTAATGTATATAAATTAAATACACTCTTTACTCCTGTAGTTGGACGTACACAAGATGGAAATATCGATTGGAACAGTGCATTAACAAGCCAAGCAACCTCGCAATCTCGTAATGAATTAATTATAAAGTGTATTCAATATTTTTCTTCTCGCAAAATATTAGTTCTTGTAAAACGTAAAGACCATGCGAACATATTAAAACAAATGTGTTACCAAGTAGGAGAAGATGTAGATACCTTCATGGAGTCGGATAAGATGGCTAATTATGACTGTAGAGTATTGATTGCTACTTATAGTAAAGGAGGTGTTGGATTTGACCATCCTGGATTAGATATGTTAATTGGGGCTGCAGATGTGGAAGAAAACTTTATGCAATATTTAGGAAGAGTATTTCGCAAAGACGACACTGCTCCTATTTATATTGACTTAGTGGATGATAATCCGATTATGAAAAAGCATTCTACTACAAGAATCAAAATATGTAAATCTGTTGGTGGGGTTGTACGTGATTTTTTGGAATGTTTCCCTACATTTTAAATCACACACATCTACACTAAATCACATCTACACTAAATCACATCTACACTAATTCACATTTATACTTTGCATCATAAAGTATAAATATCGCACGAATAATTAAAGTTGTATGTATTTTCCTGTTTTTAAAATAGTGTATGAATAATTTATACCAGTATACGCAGATTTAATATCTCTATAAAATTTATTTACTTCTGCTAGTGTTCCAAATGTATAATAGGCTATCCTTTTGAATGGATCTATCTTAAAGTAGTTTGATCTATTTCTGAGAAATCCATTTAATTTATTGCATAAGTTGTATATATTTGTATTATATTTGTTTACTTGAATGTATACTATGTATTTATTGGTAGAGAATACTAGGTTTGGCATATTCTACTTTTCTTTTATAATTTGAAATATTAAAATACATATTTTTTAAAAAAAAGTAGTACATTTTTACTTTTACTTTTATTTTTGTACTACTTTTTTTTAAAAAAAGCATAATTTTTGTTTATAAATACTTTTTAAGTAGGTCAATAGAACATATTGTTCCAGATTGTTCAATTTCATTAGTATCCTTTTTTCTTAGTTGAATTTGCGCAGATTCCCAGTGATTATTATGTTTATTAAAAAGTACAATGCAGTTATATTTAGTTTCAATAGGGAATATAGGATATAATTTCTTACATTCATTCATGTATGCAATGATATTATATCGTACACATATACTACAAAATTGTTGTGCCCAGTCATTTGGCCAAACTCCATCCGCTTGGATATGTTCTTTAAAACGGGGTAATACAGAATCTATAAATTCAAGTATATCTGGATGTTGTAACGACAGTGCAAAATCTTTATCTACAAATTCCTGTAATTCTTTGTTTGCATCTAGACACTTATAAAGTATAGCTTGGAATTCATGTCCTAATAATAATAAGTTAGATAATGTGACTTGTTGGCTTAATTCTAATTTAAAGCGGAGTATATCGGAATGTGTTGCTTTTTTATTATAAATACATTGGTATACTGCGTGATAAAAACAATTACCATCGCCAGTAGTGGATATAGGTTGTAGATGAAGTTGAAGCATTCTTAGTTAAATTTATACTACTGGTGTGTAGTTTAAATACACATTTAAATTTATTTTATTTAAGTTGGCCTATCTTATGTTTGTGCATTAGTTTTACTACTTCTTCCCCATAAGGTACCCATTCTCCCTTTTTTGTTCCTTTTTTGTGACTTTCACTCCGTCTTCCTTTTGGACTAAGGTGACTTCGGACTACTTTGGGTAAATAACGAGAATGTTCTGGTTTTCCTATATATCCCCAGTCTTCTTTTGACCACTTTGTTAAACTGTTACTTCTTCCTCTAGAACCACGATATGTTCCTCCTTTTTCTTTATATAATTTAACAGCTATTTGTGCTTTTCTTGCACTCCATTTCCCTGGTTCTCCTCCTTTATCTGAGTTTGTAACTTGTTGTTTTACTTTTTCCCAAAGCTTAGGGTTTGCTTTGATTGCTATACTGGGACTTCTAGACGGATGTCTACTTCTAGACGAATGTCTACTTCTTCTTCTAGATGGCATTTTAATTAGGTGTTATTTAGTATATACTGAGGTAAATTAATTTATAGTTTCGCATTTTTTGATAAGTTTAGAGTATAATGTTTCGAAGGTGATATAATTTTGTACATCATCTTGGTTATGTTTTAGTAGGTAGAAGTCTATAGATTGTTTTAATGTTTGTAGACCGTCATATACTTCTTTATAGATGATATATTTTTGAGATGGTTGTATTATACTATAGGTAAATAAGTGGGTAACATGGGTTACAAGAATATAGGTAAAAGAGGTAGAGGATAGTATAGGATTAGAGTATAAAAAAAGGAGCATTCCAGCGGTGGCTAATGAGCATATGGGTGAGATCTGAGAGAAATATTTATAATACATTAAATAGTGTTTTATATGTTTATTTTTATCGGTTATAGTTTGGGTGATTTGTTGTATTTTTGTTCTGTATGGAGAGAAAGGAGGTATATAAGGTGGTATATGTTGTGTGATTGAGTTAGAAATTGGTTTAGGTGTTTGCATTTTGATTTTTGTTTATGTTTAAATTTGTGATTTCTTTTTTTAAAGTAAAGAAGACGAAAAGAAATAACAAAATTATTTCTTTTTTTAAAGTAAAGAAGACGAAAAGAAATAACAAAATTATTTATTTTTTTCTATTTTAGTGATTAAAACGTAGTATTTAAAATGAGTAAAATGATTGATGGTTATTCAACAATGTCCTCTAAAACATGTGGAAAGTGTGGTGATATATATAACAATGTATATGCTGAACACACATGCCCATCTTATTGTAATTTTAATGCTCCATACACAACCTTGCAAAATATGTATGCTCCGTCTACTATTTATATTCCACCAGATGAAGCTGCTCGTTTATATAATTATCCTATTGGTGTAAGTAGTAATTATTTAGTAGCACAACCACAGATTGTAAATTGGAATATGGATACTCAATTTAACAACATTAGTGGTATGCCAGTAAGTCAAGATCCAAAAGAAGTAATGTCTCAAGTTCAGTCTGCATTATCTGCTATCCAATCAAATATGGCTCAATTAAATGCAATAAGAGATGAGGCTGTCAGTATGTCTTCTTCTTTTAGAGCTGCTTCACCAGAGAATAAACTTGAGATTGCAAAACGTGTATTAACTATGGAAGAAAAAGGTAAGATGTTAATGGGTGATGTAATCCAAAAGTTTCAATTTATTAATGCAAGTGCAACTAATATTGCTCCTTATACTGTTAGAGATGCAGAATTCCAAAGAAAGATTGACGCTACTCTTGTTGCAATTAAAGATTCTAAAAATATGGCACAATCTATTTACTATAAGATTAGAACTATTGCTGCTAACTTAAAAGACTTAGCAAAACCAATTGTTAATGCATTCAATACTCCACAAAACTTAAATTTAACTGAGAGTAAACCAGCATATTCTGCTATTATGAGTCCAAATACACCTATGGGTCAAGCTATTCCATCTGATGCTAAAATCAGAAGAGTATAAAGAAATAATTGAAATTGATTTTTTTAAATAAAACATAGTAACATTTAAAAAAAATAGAACTTAAAGAAAAAAAGTGGTACTACAATAATAGTGTGTAGAATAAGTAATGTCGGAACAAGAAATTATTATTCCTGCTGTACAAGAGGATAAAAAGAAGAAAAAAGAAAAGCAATCAGTAGAATCAACTGAAGTGATATCGTCGGAACCTGCTCGTACCGTATACATAAAAGAATTTGACATACAAAGCATGCCACCTTTTGATGTACAGGATAAAGATGGTATTAAAATCGTTGTTATTGGGAAACCGGGATGTTTTGCCCCTGGTACAGAGGTAATGATGTATGACGGTACATCAAAAAAAGTAGAAGATGTGGAGATTGGGGATGTTTTAATGGGAGATGATAATACTCCTAGGGTTGTCCAGGAGTTATATCATGATGAGGATGAAATGTTTGAGATTGTTCCACTAAGAGGAACTCCTTATACAGTTAATAGACTACATGATCTGGTTTTAATGAGTAAAGGATATAAGTTATCAAAAGGAGCTACAGTTCCAAAAGGGGAAATAGTTGAAATAAGTGTGGAAGAGTATCTTAAAAAGAATACATCATGGAAAAATAATTTTCATTGTTATAGGTCATCTGGGGTTACTTGCTGGGAAGATAATGACATTACTATTGATCCTTATTTTTTAGGTGTTTGGTTAGGAGACGGAACTAGTGCAACTCTGAATATTACAAATATCGATACAGAGGTGATTGAGTATTGTAGAAAATATGCTGAAGACAATGGATGTAAATTTAATGATTTAGCAGCTAAATATAGGTATTCTATTACTAAAGATACGAGTGAAACTAATGTGATATTAGATGAATTTAAGCGTTTTAATCTTCTTAATAACAAACATATTCCTCAGAATTATAGAGCTTCATCTGAGGAAACTAGATTGCAATTATTGGCAGGATTAATTGATACAGATGGTTCGTACGATAAGAAAAGTTATGGATTTGATTTTATTCAAAAGAATGAGCGTTTAACAGATGATGTTATATTTATTGCTAGATCTCTTGGGTTCTCTGCAACAAAAAGACAATGTGAAAAGTCATGTATGTATAAAGGAGAAAAAAGAGTAGGAACTTATTTTAGAGTGTTTATTCATGGTAATAATTTAGACAGAATACCTACTAAAATATTTAGAAAGAAAGCAGAAAGTAAAACAAAGGCAAAAGATAGTTTAACGTGTTCCTTTAAAGTTGTTCCTAAAGGCGTAGGATTGTATTATGGTTTTCGTTTAGATAGAAATAGAAGATTTCTGTTGAATTCCTGGGAAGTTTGTCGCAATACCGGTAAGAGCACAATTATTGCGGACATTTTGGCGTCTAAATCTCATATTGTTCCAGTTGCCCAAATTTTTTCCGGTACAGAAGATAGTAATCATTTTTTTAGTGAGAAGTTTCCAGGAATATGTGTATTTAACAAATTAGATATTGAAGCGATAGAAAGTTTTATTACAAGGCAGAAAATAGCGAAACAATACTTACCTAATCCGTGGGCATTTCAGATTATAGATGATTGTACCGATGATCCAAAGATATTAAAGCGTCCCATCTTCCAATCCTATTATAAATTAGGTAGACATTGGAAAATGATCCACATCCTTTCTCTCCAATATTGCTTAGATATTCAACCAAATATTCGTACCAATATCGACTATACATTTATACTTTGTGAAAAAAGTAAACGTTTTAGAAAAAGTTTATGGGAAAACTATGCTAGTTGTATAGATAATTTCGACGATTTTTGTGATATTATGGATGCAGTTACAGGAGACTATACAGCCCTTGTAATTAACAATAAAATCCAAAGTAATAAATTTGAAGACTGTGTATTTTGGTATAAAGCAAAGAAAGATAGATTACCTCCTAATTGGAAATTTGGCCATCCTAGTGCATGGGCATTTCACAATACCAGGTATAATACTAACTACGTTGACCCTATTAATTAAATTTAACCTCTATCGTTCTTCATTAATCATCTATCCTTTTTCTCTACTTTTGATTACTACACAAAAAGTAATCAAAAGAAAACACTCACGCACACGTATTTAAGCACATAATTCATTACATGCTTTCTCCACGTTATCAATGTAATTAAACATAATTTGGTATACTTCTGCTGGTGTGAATTTGCTGTCTGCAAATATATACGTATCAAATGTAGATATATCCCGATCATAAAAGTGAGATAACATATGTACAATGGTCATATGTGTGCACTTCTTAAAACAAATATTCATATCAACACGACCGGGTCTGACTAATGCTTTATCTAATTTCTCTGGATAATTGGTTGTCATAATAATAATTCTCCCCGGTGTTTCAAGGACACCATCTAGTAAATTAAGTAGAAAACTTAATGTTAACTTATCATCCAAGTTCTCCTCCATTTTTTTACGTTTGTCGTCTACAACCTCACTCACAACGTTTTGTACAACTTCATTTGTTTGCATCGTTTCATATTCATCCTGGTCGTCACTACTGTGTAATAGTTGAGGTTCAATATGTTTTACTGTGTCACGGTAATTTAGTTCTTTCGGTTTATTACGTTGTTGTATACTTCTATCTAGTACAATATCGGTCATACAATCAATATCTTCTATAATGTATACTCGTTTATCTATGGGTAAAATGAGGAACTCATTCATACCTCCTGGTTTTTCAATTTGAATCCTCTCTTCAAAAAAGAGATTGTGTAGTTGACGTTTTGTACTGTATTGATGAAGGGAAAGATTAATAATATGTCTAGAAGTCATCCCTGCAATCGCCTTACATAAACTTGTTTTTCCACAGCCAGGCTCTCCATGTATTAATAGCCCAAAAGTATAAGGTATACCTTTCTGAGAATACCATTCTGGATTGTTTATAAATAAATGCAAACGTTTTCGTACTGCTTCTATCTCTGGTCCAAATAGTGTGTGTATTGTTTTCGTGGTAAAGAATTTAGTCATTTGAAATGCCATCATCTCTGGAGCATTTCGATATACAATCATTCCATCTGTATCTTTACCAAGCGGTTTAATATGTTCATTAAAGTAGTATAATTGAGAACCTAATTTATTTTGTTTTTTTATGCGGGATTCCTTCACAATATCTTGTATGTAGGAGTGTAATTGATGTAAGTTGTATGTGTCACTTTTGCATTCAAATTCAATATATTGTAATTCAGAATCTGCGCTTAATTCTATTTTTTTTATTTGTACAGTAACATGTTTATCTAATTTAAATGGTCGTGTATGATTTACATAGAAAAAACGGTTATATTCAAGAGAACCAGCATCATTTACGGTAGTCATTTTCTCTAAAATACAATCACATATCTCATACTCAAAAGATACGTTTCCTCCAGAAGAAGACTGTTGTTGGGAAGTATTTGTAACAGATCCCTTAAAATTACGTTTGAATGTAATAATATATTCTTTTTTTTCACCTATATCTGTCCGTGAATATTCTTTTTTTAATCCAGATGTTGTCTCTTTTAATTTTGTTTGGATATATCGTTCTACATAGGTTTCTATTTTCTGAGCTAAAGTTGGTAAATATTTCATAACTGCCTCTATAATATACATAACTACAAATGTAGTGAGAAGGTTGGATACATCATTAGGCTGTCCCTTGATAGCAAACATGGCTATCAATTGGGTTCGTAAAGAATCAAATCCTGCGTTCATCTACCTTATTTAATTATCTGATTACTTTAAATTGATATTTTTACAATTGTTCTGTATCAATTTATTTAACATACTAAATAACATATAATATGATAGATCATTCTCATTATGATGATACAGTAGGTATAAACGTATTAAAAGAGGCTAGAACAAATAAAAACATACGTTTAGGATTGTGTTGTATAAATAATAGACTTCGTCATCCAGAGAAGCCTGCAGGAGCAACAAAAAAACCAGAACCTATTTTTTGTAGTCGTGGATGTATACGGGATACATTTACCGTAGAACGTGCAAAAGAACAAGCCGTACAGAATATAAAAGATATACTTCCTTTAGTAGAGTGGAATCAAACTCACGGTATAAACCATCTTCGCTTAAGTAGTGACATGTTTCCACATTTTACAGATCCAGAGGTAGAATCCTACAGTATCGATTTTGCACTTCCTTATTTACAAAAAGCAGGTGAGTTAGTTAAAACATATAACCATCGTATTACTATGCATCCTGGACAATTTAATCAGATTGGAACACCTTCTCGAGATGTATTTGAAAAAACAGTACATGATTTAGATCATCACGCTTCTATATTAGATGGTATGGGTATGGATGAGTCAGCTATATTGTGTATTCATGGTGGAGGAGTATATGGAGATAAGGAAAATACAATGAGACGATGGGTAGACCAATTTGATGAACTACCATCTCGGGTGAAACGTAGGATTGCGATTGAAAATTGTGAGAAGTGTTATTCCGTAACAGATTGTTTACACCTTGCAGAAGAATGTAATATACCTGTTATCTATGATACTCATCATTTCTATTGTTATCATTCTCATTATCAACGAGAACAACCGTTTGTTCCGATTCGAGAATTACTTCCACAAGTGATAGAAACATGGGGAGGAAGACGTCCTCTCTTTCATATATCGGAACAAAAACAGGGTAAGCCAGTTGGTACACACAGTGATATGATTGAGAATATACCTGGACATTTATTAGAAATCCCGTATGTATATCATACATCTATTGATATTGAAGTAGAGGCAAAAAGTAAGGAGACTGCTATACTTTATTTGATGGATAAATATAAACTATAACGTAAAAGTGTGTCATTTATACACAAAAACAATGTGTGTATAAATAGTAATCTGTGTATCCTATTATTTTTTTTCTTCTTCTTTAGGAAATAGATCTGGTTTTTTTAGTTTTAATTCTGTACATTTTGCTTGGATGGTATCAATGATAGTGTCGATTGTGCAACCAAATAGTTTGTCTTCTCTATATGTTTTTTGTATATTTTTTAAACCATGTACACACTTAATTAGGTCGGATATGATGGTAGTGCATACTAGTTTGTCGCTGATAGATTCACTGTTGGATAAGGATTGGATAATTTCGAAACTTCTGTCGATTGTATTGCTAATAAATTGTATGGTAGTATCTCTTGATTCTCCCATAAACATGCGTTTAATAGGAGTGATGATTGTGTTAGATTCTATGTGAAGAGAACCTACATTTACTTTTTCTCCTGGTTGAAAGGTGGATATAAATTTTAGATGGGTAAGTATTTCTTTGTTTCGTTCTTGTATAGCGTGAGATTTATCTTGTGCAAACATATATTTAATAGTTTGGAACATAAAATGTAAACTCATATTAAGTTATTTTTATCTCCTTTAAGTAAATAAAAAGTTAAAAAATGGAAATCTTATTGAATATCTCTTCAGAACTTCTTATATGTGGTAAACCTCAGCAAATTAACCCTATTTATTTTAATATATACAGCCCGCAAGATATAGTTATACCTGAACGGGAAGATATTGTGACTACCCCTACATTACATATACAGACATATCCGTTATACAAAAAGAAGGAAAAAGTACGACTTTCTCGTAGTTGTAGTTGGTCTTTTTAGGAACTTATTATACAGTCCATTTTACAGTTAAAAAGGTAATCATGATGAATGTGAAAAAGAGTATAACAGTGGTTAAAAATGGTTTATTGGTAAGTTTTGTAATGTTAGAGGATACAAAAGTTGTGCTTAAAAGGGTAAAAAAAGTGGATAATACTATGGATACTTTGGTTAAACTCCATACAGAAATAGAGGTAATTGTTTTTGTAGGAGTAGGGGTATCACTATTTGTGGTACCACTAGACGTACTTGTGTATGTTTCCTGTGGTTTATTTGTTTTTATGTTATCAAGAATATTTGTGACAAGTTCTACAGTAGAATGTGGTAATTGTGTTTTGTCTACCTGTAGAGAAGATATTGCATCTCCGAATGTTTGAAACGCTGACATATTTATGGATGAATTTAGTAACTAGAATAGAAACTATTTTTGTATTTCGTTTTGTTTTAAAATAGGTATTTAAAAGTTTAAAAAAAAGTGTAAAAATGTCAACACCATCAGGACAAGAAGAGGTATTTAAAGTATCTACATTAGTATCTCATTTAACTCGTCAAAACATAAAGATTAAAGCTGTATTTGCATTTGAAAACCGTGTAGTATTTTTATTTATATCCTATTTATCCATTGGATTAGAGTGTTTTATTTATGTTCCTAGTAAATACAATATACAAGCAGAGAAAAGTATAGGAATGCCTTTATATGAACTTGCATTCGATGACCAAGATTCTTCTTCTATACATCGAGGAGAAGATAGTTTATTTATAAATCAAACCGTTACAACAACCGTCAGAAAAGACAGAAAAGAAAAAAGTAACAGTATGTGTCGTTTTGTTCCTTTATTAGCAGAACAACCATATAAAATGTTATACATTGACCAGTATTATATGGTATATATTGACCGTCACAATGAAGTATCTAGTTTTATTGTAAGTAGTCCAACGATAGCTAATGGATACTACTTTATGACAGATATGGAATACTTTTTAAAAGCAGGAAATGCAACAAAGATTTATAATGAGGTTAAACAGTGTGAAAAAGCATTATGTAATACCGTATATACTAAAATGAATACCAGTATGATTGATAATCGTGCAACTCTTGTTCAATTACAGCAGAAACTAAGAGAATTAAATCCATTAATGACGAAAGAAATGTATATGAAACGTTTACAAAAGATAGATGATTTGTGTGCAAAAGGACCAACCGATGGTGTTACTAAATTAGGTAATAAATTGCGAAATGATAATTTCCATATGATGTTTGAGATGGAACGATGGATTTACATTTTAAACAGCTTAAAGTAAAAAAATAAAAATAAAAATAAGACTTAATGGAAACATATATATCTAAAACAAATGTCATCTGAACAACAATTACAACAAGACTTATATGCACAACAAGCTTCTGTTGCATCTCCTCCACAACAACCTCAACAACAACCTCAAATGATGATGCCTCCACAACAAATGTATTCTCAGCCACAACAACCACAAATGATAAGACGTCAACCCCCACAGCAATATATGGATGACCAATTAATAGATTCATTCCGTCATCCAGAATCTGTCACTACTAAATCAAGCAGTAAAAAATGGTGGTATATTGGAGGGGCAGTTGTTCTTCTTATCCTCTTATTTGCGATCTATTGGTTTTGGTGGAGAAAGCGTAAAGCATCATCAGATGTAACTGGTGTTTCTGCAGATATTGATGTTACTGCATTAGATACTATGGAGATGTAGGTAAAATTAAAATTAAAATAAAACAGAATTAAAACAATAATTATATTGTAAATTATAATTATAAATAACAGAGAAAATGATTCAATCCTTTCGTTATACTCCTCCTCAGCCACCTACTTTAAAAGAGGAAGAAGAACAGAAAAAAGAACCACAACCAACCTCTTTTTGGGGTCGCTTAAATAAGACAACTAAATATATACTTATTGGTGTAGTTGTTGCTATCATTATCCTCTTTCTATTCTTATACTTACGTAAAGATGAGCAAAAGACCGGTATGAATACGATTACAACCGATAAACAAGGTAGACTTCCTATTGAAACAGTGGATGACATTATTATCGAACAGACTCTATTAGATGGCCCTAGTGGAATCGGAGAAAACAAATTTATTTATTTCTAAAAAGGTGGTTAAAGAAGGTAGAGGAAGTAATAAACTATGTCAGAAGCGGATGATTATGATGTGTATTATTTACACTCCCAAATGACAAAATATGTAACAAAAATGCAAACCGAAAAAGACCAAATCCATATAAAAATAAAACAACGTATTCAGATATGTTATAAAAAAGAATTACCCTATGGAGCCAATAGTAATCAATTAGAAGCCTATTCTCAAAAATATAATGTTTCTTTTCCTGAGGTAAAACATAAAAAAGGTAAATTATCATACAAGGAATGGACGGACATAATAGAGGAAATTAAGCAGTTAGAACACTTATATGATGAAATAGAAGTGCACTTGCCATACGTAATTGCATCTGTTGAACCTATTCTTGCAAACTATACAGAACAACTAAAACATCCTGTAGTAAGCCAGTTTGTAAAAGGGAAACAAAATAAAGAGAATGAGTTATGTAAACAGTACTACATTGAGTACTGTGATAAATGTATTGATATCCTAGGAGAGGAACGTTTTTATTCTATTGTAAAACGACAACCTAGGTTTACAGTACAGAGCATATCTTCTTTATGTATGACTATGCCAATTGTAAATCATACAAACAGTCAAGATGTGGATGATTTTAAAGAAGACTATAAGGTACAGTATGATGACATTGGTCGTGTAAATTTAAATCAGAAGTATAAGTATGAAAGAAAGTGTCATTTCCGTGATACCCTACAACAATTCCAGGCTCTTCAAAATAAACAAATTAGTGAACAAGTATATAAAGATATAGAAGAAATGGCGGAAAAATGCTCCTTATTAGATCCACAATATACAGATAAACGAAAATTTCGTAAATTAACGCAAGATCATATACGGTCATTCTTAAATGAGGCTGGATATACTAGTTATTATGAGGATACCCAATTAATATATACAACACTTACGGGAAAATCTGCCCCAAATATTAGCAAATATGAGAAAGAGTTATATTCTGATTTTGATATTTTAGTAAATGCATATTTACAGTTACCGGAAGATGTGAGAAAAAAGCGTAAAAATTTTTTAAATAATAAGTATGTATTAACACAACTATTACATCGAAGAGGAATTAAGGTGCAAGAGGCAGACCTAAATTGTTTACGTACACCTTCTCGGTTGAAAGAACATGATGAAATTTATGGTATGTGTTGTGAACTATTAGGATGGAAATTTACACCCTTGGCATAATATGTTTACCCACAATATCCTATACCTGTATTTTTACCATTTGCATCAAAAATACAGTATTCACTGTTACATTCTATATTTGTTTTACACGGCATTCCACTAGGTTGTGGAACTCTATATTCACATTTAGTTGTACTTAAACTGCATTCATATTTATTTGGTTCACATATACTTTTACAACCAATTAGATCACATGGTTGGTTATATCCTACGTAAATTGGTTGACACACATAATGTTCTACATTGTTTTGCGAGAGATGATATAATATTCCGGATATAAATAGTATTATAACCAGTAAAATGCACACTTTCATTTGTTTCATTCTAAATGATTACGTTATCTATTTGTAACTAAATAGATAAAAAAGTAGTACATTTTTATTTTATAATTTACTTTTGTACTACTTTTTTTTTAAAATGTTAACTTTTAACTAATGCAATAAATAAATATATACAAATAACCAACTAATATGTCTCATTCATTCCAATGGTCGCATTTAATTGCAGGAATAGGAATACTTATATTTTCTCTGTTTTTATTATATGTATTTCGCCTTATTTTAATTGAAAAAGGATGGACAGTAAATAAGCTAGAACATTATTTTCGTAAACGTTATCCTACACAACAATCTACCCCGTCTGGTCCAAGTGAAAGTAAAGGAGAAGCGCATTCTAGAAAGGTTGCGACTGATATATTTGGTAAGTCATTTGAAAAGATACGTCCAGATATGTTAAAAAATAATGTAACTGGTCAAAATTTAGAACTTGATTTATATAATGATGAATTAAAGTTAGGTATTGAGTATTCTGGTGCACAACACTATAAATTTATTCCTTTTTTTCACAAAAACTACGAAACATTTATGAACCAAAAATATAGGGATGAAATAAAGAGGATGTTGTGTGAGAAGAATGGTATTAAATTAATTGAAATACCATATACAGTTAAATTGGAGGATATAGAAAACTATATACGACTGGAAGCAAAACGACTAGGATACGATATATAATATAAACATTATTTTTTTGCAAATAATTGGTTCCAGTTACAATCTTCTGTGCATTCATTAAATAAACGTTTACACACACCGCTATATTCATTACCTCCTGTTTGTGTGCATTTTAAGTATCTATCAGAACAATAACGTCTACATTCTACGTTTGTAAGTGGTCCTGCTTTAAATAAGAATTTGTTGCTTAGTTGGTAGTGTTCATTACTTACGGTATACAGTGCGACTATAAATAAAAAGAGTGTAAAAAGGAGTAAGGTATACATGTTAGGCGATAGTATGTATTTAGTAATCTAGTTGAGACAATCTTTTACATTTTATATTTTACGTTATACTAAAACGAAAAGTAAAAATAAAAGTAAAAGTAAAAAAATATTATCTAGTGGTATGTGTAAAATGAAATTAGAGAAGGTAAATCTTATTTTAGCTGTTTTTGCACTCTGTTTAGGAGTATATTGTGCATATCTTGCATCTCAAAAGAAGGGTGGGGAAGAATATTATGCAGAATTGAATGATATGTCATGTGATCAATTACAACAAGCATATTGTAATCTTATGAAAACAGGAAGAATGAATAATTTAGGTGATGGTGCTAGACGTGTATTATATAATGCAATGATGAAATGTGGGAAAGATGCACATTTAGATATGGATAGTTGTTATCCATCTTGGGCAACTAGAAGAGGTGGTACTCATGATTACCCATTCTATCCACAGATAACTAGTGTTGAACCTGTATATGATACCCCTGTTATTATTCCATCTGCACCACAACAAGTTGGTACTAGTGTATCAAGTACTTCTGGTATAACTATTCAGCCACCTTCTCCCCCTCCTATTGCACCTGTTTTCCAAGTTGCTCCTGTACAACAAGAAATGCCTTCTTCTCCTGTAGTTCCTACTCCAATTGCTCCTGTCATTCCATTAGCTCCTTCTACACCATCTGCTCCTCTAGCACCTACTGGATTAAACGTACAATCTCCTATGGGTGGAGTATTATCAGGAATTACTTCCTTTGATAAATCAACATTAAGACCATCATCTGCAAAACAAGCTTCTTCTCCTGTACAATCTGATTTAGAGGCTAGTTTATCTAACATACGTAAGCAAGTTTCTCCAGATGAAGATTGGGAAACTTATCAATATTTATATTAAGCATCCTCGCCTAATGAATTGAGGAAAAAACTATTTTTTTCTTTTTTGTTTAGTAAAAAGAAAAAATGATGGGTAATAGAGTAATACTTGGATGTTCTGTTTTATTAGTTTTATGTGCTATATATATAGCATATAAAGGAGGAGAATATTATAGTTATGATGAGACACAATATATTGTAAAATATCCAGATGCACTTGAGAATCAACCATTTAAAGCAACTGGCTATGAGTGTACAAAATTATGTGCACAATACAATAACACGTTAGAAAATAGAGTTCGTTGTATGGATGAGTGTAATATAAACAGTAGATTCATCCCTACATTAAACATGATACCAAATGGGGATACTCTGTATTATCAATTGTAATTAGGTATGGTATGACATTTACCACATCTTGGTTCATATGATTCACTACTACCAACAAGTGTTTGAGAATTAGAGTGTACAATTCTAGAAGTAAATGGAGCTTCTTCTCCACATTTTGTACATAAAGCAGTAAGATGTATGATCTTATCTGACATAGGTAATATGTCCATCATAGCCGAGAATTTTTCTTTTTTATAGTCACTAATCAATCCCGCAATTGTAATGTGTTTATCTTTATAAAAATAGGTGCAAAACTCGGTTAAATCCGGATAAAACTGTCCTTCGTCGATGAGTATACAGTCATATTCCTTACATTTCTCACTTAGTTCCATTAAATGAGAAGTAACGTATACATCTGAATATAATGAGTGACTCCCATCATGATTTATTATTTTCTTTTCCTCTGTATAACGGGTGTCAAAAGCATGTTTAATAATACACACTTTTTTCTTAAGAATATGAAATTTTTTTTCGTGTGTAAGTAATGTAGTTGTCTTACTACTAAACATGGGACCAATTACAGTGATAATCATTTTTATCTAGTTTTCTTACGGTTTGTAATACTTAAGTGGTATATATTTAAATGAAGATAAGAATACCTTATATAAAATCAGTTTACGCAATTTGAAAACAGAAGGAAAACACAGTTCTATCTTCATTTGAGTATGGACAACCCACAGAATACTCATGTGTAGGATCATGTAATACAACAAGCATATTTCTATCTACTGTAAATGTGTATTTTTTCTGTGTAGTATTATGCTTTATATGAAATAATCCAGAGTGTTTACAATTGTAAAATGCACGGTATACATAAGGTTGATTAATCTGTATTGGTGGCATACCTTGAGTTGGTGTAATGGTAAAGACGGAAGATGCTGTACATTTTACACGGGTAGTATAATCTGTTTCTATTGTATGTCTAACTTCATCTGCTATACATCCTATGGAATGTTTATCAGTAGGACATTCCTCTGACCAATTTTGATATAATTGTAGACATTCTGGGATGGATTGAATAGTATATTCAATCCCATTTCTATTTTTAACTTGTCCTGCGTGATGATTCATATATTTTAAAGGTAAGGAAAGAATTTAAAATAATAATTATGGCTTTAAGACATATATCTAAAAAGGTAAGTTGGTACTTATATATAATATGTCAGGTCGTAATAGTAAACGTCAGTATTCTGACAGTGATGATAGTGATGATAGTGACTATGCTTCATCAAAATCTAAGAATTCTAGTAGTTCAAAAAAGAACAATGCGAATGAACGTGAGAAACAATCGCGTAAAAAAAGAAAGGAAGACGATTCATCGAATAAAAAAGAAAAAGAAGAGGAGAAAGAACGTCGTCCTCCTAATCCATTTGAAGAGATTAATATGTTTTTATCAAAAGCATTCTGTAGAGTAAACCCTGCTGTAGAAATGTTAAAAAAGAAAATTGCAGAAAGTCCAATGGAACCTAAAATAAAAGAAGCTGTTTTCAATCGTTTAAAACATGTCGAATCGGATGGTCCAAAACAAATCGAATGGATTGAGTCTATTTTAAAAGTTCCTTGGGGAAAGTATTCTAAATTAAAGGTTTCAAAAAACAGTAAGACAGAGGAAATTAAGTCGTACTTTAAGAGGGTAAAATTAGATTTAGATAAGCATGTATATGGGATGGAAAAAGTAAAGGAAGAAGTTGTAAACTATGTTGCACAATTTATATCTACGGGAGGAAAAAGTATGCCTCGTGTATTAGGACTAGTAGGAGAAGCTGGATGTGGTAAAACACGTTTATTACGACATGGATTAGCTCCTGCATTAGACCGTCCAATCAAATCCATTAGTATGGGTGGTATTCGTGATAGCAGTCATTTTGTTGGATTTGATTATACCTATTCTGGTAGTCGATATGGAATTATTGTGCAATCTATTATGGAAGCAGGTGTAATGAACCCAATTATATTTATGGATGAATTAGATAAAATAAGTCTTGGGCATGAGGGATTAGACGTACAGAATATGTTAGTCCATTTAACTGATCCTGTACAAAACAATGCATTCCATGATAAGTATTTTGCAGGAATTCCGTTTGATTTAAGTAACTGTGTGTTTGTATTTAGTTTTAATGATGAACAACTTATCCATCCTATATTAAAAGATAGATTGTATATTATCCGTGTACCAACTCCTACATTAGATGAAAAAGTGAATATTGGTAGACATTACCTAACAAAGGAAATAAGTCCAAATATTGGTTGTAAGGAGGATGATATTCAGTTTTCGGAAGAAACTATAAAGTATATCATCCAGGAATACTGTCAAGATGATAAAGGGATGAGAGGGTTAAAAAAATGCATGGAGAGTATTTATTTAAAAATAAATGCTGCACGTTATGTCCCAGATGTAAAATATAAAACCCTCAAATCAGTAACATTTCCTTTTACAGTAACACGTGATGTAGTAACCGAATGTGTAGAAAAAGGGGATAACCGTTCTGAATACATGAAAAGTTTATTTATTTAATATTTATACGTTCGTGTATTCTGCTGTGGATATTTCGATTGGGTCATAAAATATATCTTCTTCTTCCTCTTCCGTAGATATACTATATTGAGGAAGAAGAGGTATCTGTTGAGGTTTAGGTGGTATATTGCATATAACAATACAAACAACTGCTAGAATGCATACTATTATAAATAATATGATATTGTTCATTTCTGGTTTTTCATTATTACTATTGTGGTAGTAATAAAAATAAATATTTTTTACAAAAAGTTGAGAATAAGTCTGACTGCTGCAAAAATAAATAAGAATTGTATCATAAATAACAATAACTCGTTCATTCTATCCGTTGGACTAAATAAATCAACTTGATGACGATCTAACCATCTATCAATTGCACCAACTGTATATGTAGATACAAAAAATAAAACTACAACAGATATGACAATAGATAAAATTGTCTTGCGGTTATTTGTTCCTGAGCATAATTGAGGAAGTTTATCAACATCTTCTTTTGTAAATGTAAATGACTCTGCTTTTCTTTGTAGAGCCTGTTGAAGCGTTTGATTTTGTTGTTGTAATTCTAAATTTTTATGTTGAAGTTGAAGAAGTTGAGGATCAACGTGTGGTTGTGGTGGAGAGGAATCTGGGTTTAAAAAGGATATAGTTGGGATAGAATCTAATTGATTTTGTGTAAATGTTTGTTGGTACATATTTAGTAAAATGGAAAGACTAAAATTTATTTTTATTTTAACTTCTTAATCGTAAGTTAAAATATAAAAAAGCGCACTCAACGAGTAAGTAAAGAATAACATTCTTCTACGGTAAGTATACGAATATTATTCTCTTTTGCTTTTTCTGTTTTTACACTCGTAAATGTATGGTCTTTTATAATTAGATGCGTGGTTGATTTAGAAATTGAATCAACACATTTTCCACCAAGAGATTCGATTTTATCTTTTAATTCTGCATTTCTACAACCAGTAAATACAACAACCCATTTTTCACACATATCTCCTGCTTTTTCAACAGGTTTTGGTTTTGCAGGTTGTTGTATAACGAGATATTTTTTACAGAATACACTGTATTTTTTAACAAAGGATTTCCAACTGTCTATAAATTCATCTGCTAATGTTTTGATGTGTATAGAAGCTAATAGTTGTTTCCAGTTCTCAACCGGAAGGTCAGTTATACCATTTAATGCCATCTTTTCTAAATTAGGTAATATCTGTACAATGGATGTACATTTCTTTTCTCCAAAGTTTGCAAATAAACAACTTCCTACCATAATGTTTACAAGTGTGCAATTTTGTTTGACAATGGTAATCTGTTCTAAAATCTTATCTGCACTTTTATCACGAATACCATCACATTGTAATAATTCTTCTTTTGTGATAGTTAACGCGTGTTCAATATTCTTGAGACCACACTTTTCTACAAGGGCCTCTTTAATTCCTTTTCCTCCACATGTACTAATAAAATGAGCAATTTGTAATGGAGTGTTTTCGCTTTTATTTTTTGCACATATATGGACACTTTCTGTCCATTCATATTCTACTTGTGGAAATTTTGCTTTTGTAGGTTGAATAATCGACACAATATCCGGAATAATATCCCCGCTTCTGCATATACTGAGGATAGTTCCTGGACCAATATTGTTTTCTTGGATGAATTTGGCATTTTTACCAGATGCAAACGTGATTTGTACACCTTCCCACATAATAGGAACAATTTGTACTCTAGGATAAAGTACACCGTATCTAGATTCTTCCCATAATACATCTACTACTTTTGTTTCGATTGCTTGTGCATTCTTTTTAAAAGCAACTGCACATAAAGGGTTTTTTCCGTCTTCTTCTTTATAGGTCACATTAGACTGTAATACAAGGCCATCCAGATCAAATACAGATTGACTTTTACTTTTCTGTAAACATTCGGATAAATATGACTCTGTACATTCTTCTTTACGTAATATTCCAATATAAGGTGTTTGAAATCCAAGGGATTGTAATGTGGTAAACATTTTCTCTGGAGTATATAATCCATTCTTACTTGGGATAGTATAGGCTAAAAAACTACACTCTTTTAATAACGTTGTGTCTATTGTTTTACTATTTAAAAGACCACTTACAATATTGCGGGAAACATTTCCTTTTTTAACTAAAAGTTCTCCCCGAATGATTTCTTTATGTGTTCCTTCAACATACTGTTTTGGAAGTGTAATATAGGGTAAGATAGCGGATACATCGCTTCCATACACTCCATCTCCTCTAGTTGCACATTTTAATACACCTTTTGCGTCTGGATAGAGTAATAAGCTACACCCATCTAGTTTCATACTGCATACAAAGGAGGTTGCTTGTATTTTTTTACCAACTAACCGTTGAAAGAAAGAAGATAACTCTCTCTCTGTTTTTACTTTATCTAAACTTCCCATATATACAGGGAGTGTAATTTTTTTATTATTACTTCTTCCTAAATATTGGTATGGTTTGCCAGATTCTTTTTCGTATATCTGTACAAAGGAGTCAAATGTTGTATCATCGATAAGAGGATGACCTGTTTCATAATATGCATTACTGCATTTTACAAGGTATTCGTATTTTTCTTTAGTGGATAATTTGGAAAACATAGTTAATAATCTAAGTAATACATATAAGGATTAGAAATAAAAATTTCAATTTGTATTATTTAACTTAAAGTATTGTTGGTTCTATTTAACCTTGAATTTTAAAAAGAAATGCCACCAAAGTCAAAACGTGTGAAGCTAAATGTAGTGAAGATCTCAGGAGATTATAATTTTGATTTTCGTGTTCCTAATTGGGCAGATATGCCTTTGTTATATTTAGAATTATTAGAAAATAAAGATAAGGTAAAACCAGATCTTCGTCACGTTGATTATGAACCGACAGGTATTGATATCTCTGTTTTACCAAATGTATCTCAAATGAAAAATAATTATGCAGAAGACACAAAACGAGAGATTGAAAATGTAGATAATCCAATGTATCAACCACAACCAATACCATCTATTCCTATTACAATAGAACCATCTAGTATTAAAATACCTACCCCTGTTATTCATCAGGAGGAACAATCATTAGTTGAGTTATTACCAGAGTCATCTTCTCATGTAGTAAACTTACCTGAACTTACATCTGTATCTTCCTCTCAAGTTCAGGAAGACCCTGTTTTAACTATTTTAAGAGGTGACCAAAATGATATGTTCCACTCATCTTCTTCTATTTCTGCAAACATAAGTCAACCAATACCTGGTAGTGTAACTCCTGTTAAGCAGAAAGTAGATATTCCTTTCCCTACATTAAGTCAAATTAATAGTGGTATATCTAAACCTGGACATAAAGATTTAACAGCGGTTTCAAGAAACGAAGAAAAAGAATTACAACACAAACGTGAATTATTATTTAAATTTAAGACACTCAGGCGTCATTACCCAGATGTACAAATTCCTGACTTTTCAGAATATAGTGATTACCAAACTATGCAAAGAGAATACGATATGTTAGTCCGTCAAATCCGTGTAGATAGTAATGTTGAAAACTACAAAAAATATTTAATCATAGGATTTGGATTAGTGGAATTTGTACTCTCCAAATTCTTAAAATTTGGGGAAATAGAAGGATTTACACAACAACAAATCTTCGGGATGAACCAATATGAAAAATTATTAGTAGAATTAGGAGAAAAACACCAAATCGAACCATCTAAACAATGGGGTCCTGAATTACGTCTTGTAGGAATGATTGCTATGAATGCTGTAATTTTCGTAGGAACAAAAATGTTATTTAAAGCAGGAAGTGGGGCAGATATATTAGGAATGATAAGTAACCCACAACCATCTGTAAAGCCACAAGCTACCTCTACCAATAACAAACAAACAGGTTCTTCCTCTATGAGAGGTCCTGATACTTCTGATATTGACAATTTATAACGATTCATCCTCGTAATGTGTAAGAAATTATAATAGTACGTGTATATTCATCAATTTCTTCCCTGGTAAGTATGTCTTTATACTCCTTTACACATTCATCTATGATTGGGTTAACCAATGGATAAATATATTTCATACAGTCCATTTCATTCTGTGTATAGATAGCATCTAAACATTGGTCTACATTTGGTGAACTTTGAATTGCTTTATCTAATTTATGTTGGAAAGAGGCACGTAATTCCTCCTTAGGATCAACTGTAATGATATCTGTTTGTAAAAATCCACCTAATACATTTAATAATCGTACATAATGCCCTAGACTACATGTTCTTCCCATATCTTCCAATTCTTCATATAAGATACGCATACATTCTTCTCTCTTATATTCTTCAAATGTCTGTATATACCAATATAATTTTGTCATAATATAACACAATGTTTTTCCACTATATAACCGATTATCATATCGTATACGTTTAATAGCTATCTTTTGTTGTTCTGTTGTACATTTTTCTTCTATATCGTCTATTGTTGTGCTATCTATAGAAGGACAACTTACCTTATCAAGTAAAGAATGAATATACGTTGTTTTCACATCTACCATATGGGCACTCTGTTTACTTTTATATAATTCAGGGGTTAATCCACACTCTTGAAGAAGCATAGTCCCTAATTTTATACATTCTGTATACTCACAAGACATACAAAAATCTGCAAAATCAGCCAATTGTTCTATTGTCCATCCTTCTTTATATTGTTGGTATAGCCAATTACAATAGTTATACACATCTTCTCCTACTTGTTTTAAACATTCTAACATATATACCACAAATTGAAATTCTTCTTTCTCGGACAAAACTATAGTTATAAATTCTTTAAAATACACAGAAAAAGAAGGTTGTATAACGCTTTTAAGGCAATAATATCTAAATTCAATAGGGTATTCTTTTGTGCGAATAAAAGAGTATATTAGTTGCGAACTATCTATATTTTTTTGATGTAAATAAAGAATAGTTTCCCATAAAATAGTTCCATTTTTCTCATTTGCAGGTATTTCTGTTAGGATGGTATAAAGTAACTCATATTCTTCCAATTCTTTTGCAATATGTATTTTTAATATAGACTGTAAAGGATACGCAGGAGAACACATATTGATACACTTTTGTTTTGTAAGAGGATGTTTATGTTGAGAATACGTAAGCAACTGTTCTTGTACCTCTTCTAATTCTTTATCTACAAAGTTAAGTGTATTACTATCAGAACTTACATCTATTTTAGTTGGGGTATATTCATCCGTATCATCAAAATTTAAAAAGGTAATAGAGTGCGACTCAAAATTATCTATAGGTCTGTCTGGAATACCATTTTGTTCTGATAAATCCATTTCTTTTATTTAGTAGACAATCCAAGTTGTTTTAACTTTATTTTAAAAGTTAAAAAAATAAATTAAATAAACTAAATTCATCCTACTCTTTAAATAGTAAGGTAAAAAATAGTATGCCAAATTATACAGAGATTGAACAGAATTTTAAAAAAGAAGTAACACGCATATTGTCTGAACCATATAAATTAAGAAGAATGATTGCAGGATGGCCTCATGTTTACTCATTAAGTGTACTATTACAAACACTAGATCCAATTGAAAATGAAGAAGATAAACTATTTTTACAACGACTCCAAATGAATTACCTCATCAAATAACCCTAAATTTGCTTGATGCAACGTAATGCATACAAATTTATCTGTACAACGTTCTTTAATAAGTTCTATAATATCTTCTACCGCATCTGCGTGTAAAGAAGATAAACATTCATCAAGGAGTATAAACGGACTATTCGAATATGCATTACATGCTAAAAAGAACGCTAATACACACCTATCATATTCTCCACCACTTAAATTGTCAAATCCAATCTGATTTGCTTCATGATCAAAACATTGAACATCAATGCAATGTTTTTTTTCACCCTGTTCCGTTAATTTACTTGTATATACTTGCATACGTATAGATTTAGTAGGAAAAAAACGTTGCATATATATATCTATCTCTGTATTTAGTTGATTGCATAACTCTTCAATTGTTTCACTCTCTGTTTGTACCATTTTAGATAAAAATGTTTCTACTTGATTCCACTTTGTCCGTATAACTGTTAATTCATTCTCTTTATCAGATAACTGCATCCTTAACTGATTATACATAGTATATTGTTGAAGCTTACCAGAATAATCAATTAACTGCTTCTTTATTTCTATACACTCATTCCGAGAACATTCTACCTCTATTTTCTCTCTTTTTATTTTCTCTATTTCTTCATGGTCAACCTGTTTTATATTTCCTTTCATAACTTGCATCTTTTTTTCACATCCTTTCTTTTCCCTACAAAGTTGCATATATTCCATACATTTATCAACTTGTTCTTTATACTCTGTCTCAGTAGGCAAGATATCCATAGTTTCTCCTATTTTTTTTAACTGAGACTCTAATACAGATACCTTCGTCTTTAATGCATCAAACTCTTCTTTTTTAGTTAGTTCCTCTGTCATACTATATAGTGTGAGTGAAGGATCTATTTCATTACTAATCGATATCACACTATCTAATTCTGCTTTTTTCTGTTGAAGTGACCGTATAGTAGTTTGTTTTTGTTTGTATTCTGGATCACGTGAAATAAGACTAGTCAATAACTCATTTATACTTGACATATATTCACTTGTATGCTGTGCATCATTAATAGTTAATGTTGACTCTATAAGTAATAAAGATGTATAACAGTTTGGACATTCATACATACATTTTGCCTTATTGTATAAGTCCGTATATTCTTTCTTCTTAGTTTCATGAACTTGACATTCGTTTACAAGGGAATGAATGGTTGTTTCTATACGTTGATATTCATGTAATATATCGGATATAGTTGTCATCTTGTTACGCTTTAATACAGAAATAAGTGTTCTATATTGGTCACACATTTTGTTACGTTGGTTAGTAGTACAATTATAATCCGATAATTTGCGTGATACCGAGTCATATTCTTTCTTTATTTGTAATGCTGATTTTGTCCTAGTTACACATAACATATAGTTATCCACATAAGACTTACATTCTTCTTCACTCTGTATGTTTGTTCTATATAATGTAGACAGTAGGGATGACTCACTCTCTAGTTTGGTTTGTAATTTCTTATATTCACGCTGAATGTCTGTGTATTGATAATATATATTCATAGATGATTGAAGTTCGCTTATTTTTCTCTCTAACTTGCAAATGTCTGCTTCTTTTTTTTGTATGTAAGAATCCACCCGTTCTATATTTGGAGTCTTGTCTTGATTTAAATATGGTTCGCATTCTTTTTTTACACTTGGTTCTGTGGATGAAGTATTAGCATGTGTTGAACTATTTTTATGTAATAGTTCGATCTGCGAAGTAAGTTGTAATATACGTTCTTTATAGTCTTTACTTTTTTTCTTACACTCATGTTTCCATTCTTCTATCTTAGAGGTATCACCAATGAGTGACTGTAAAAATAATGTTTTATCTGTTGCACTACATGTAAAGAAGTGTTTTGTGCTTTTTTGTTGAATCATACTTGTTAAATAAAAGTTTGAACCAAAGATAGAGTATATAACAGACTGTGCCCCATCATCTATATATTGTTTTCCCTTATATACAACAGTTAATGTATTTGGAGTTTTTGTGCGAGTAATGTGTAAATCTCTGAATATTAATTCTACTCTGCATTTTTTTCGGTTATATGTTACAATTTTTGTTCCCGTTCCATATAGACAGAATTCAATCCCTTTAAAAATAGATGATTTTCCTATTCCACTTGGACCGTTTAATAAGCAGATAAGTTTATCTTTCTTAAAGTCGATTATGGTTTGTTTGTCAAAACAGCGAAAATGTTCAACTATTAATTTCATTCTATTCCCTGATTTACTAATTTAAAACAAAAATGAGTTAGGTTTAAAAATCATTTTATACTTTTATCTTTTTAAAGTAGTAATAATAGTAACAAACCAAACTATTACGTATGAGTGACAAAAATACATTATATAAACAAAATATTACACGTGCAATGCGTGCTGGTATGGACTTTAATTTAGTAAGTGGTTCCGTACAGGACGTGCAGCATGTATCCTTTAGTAGTCAATTATATGAATCAAGTATGTTACGTCATTCTGTTGATTCTGAATCTGGTCAACTATATTTTCGATTTAAGGGATACAGTCGTCTGAGTGATAAACAAAAGTGTATTGAGGAAGTTATTCGTCAAGCAGAAATTTATCACGAAGATCAAATAGGAATTCAAGTGATTAAATGGATACAAGAACAATCTATAACTACTCGTTATCGTTATTTAAGTAGTGCAGGATTACTCTTTGGAATGAAATTTGGACAACTTGATTTATATTCCTATAATCGCAAAAAGCATCAAGATATTATTACCCAGTTTTTTGAAAAAGCAATCAGTGCAAGTGTACCCCCAATCGATGTTATACGATATCACAGATTAATAACAGAAGGAAAATATGTAGAAAATGAATATTACTCTGCACTTTCTCTACATTTATACCCAAATAGTGAAAAATTTGATATTAATACCACACCTACAAAGTGTGAACCTAGTGTATTTAATAGCAAACCGTTTGCAGACTATATTAAAAAACATCTTTGTAGTAAAATAAAATTATATAATCTGCAAGAACAACCAATTATTGTCCAAAATGAAGAGGGAGAAGATGTGCAATTAGAAGTTGAATATTATCCAAACGACTCCTTAGAAACAATCCGGTGTAGATATGCTATCTTAAATCAACTTCCGTATGAAACAATCTATATGAAAGAAGTAGAATCGCAACGTGTAGAGGAAGAAATATATATAGAGAATGTTCCTATTCAATTTATAGCAAACAAAAAATGGAGATATAGCTCATTTGAGTCAAAGAAATTAATATGCACAAGTATTATTGATATAATAGAACAATATCCTATCCGTTTAGATACAGAAGAAACAATCAAAGAAAGTATTGATGATATCAGTGAAAAATTTCAAACATATTGCAATATAGACAAAAAAGATGGTTACTATATTTATTTATTAGTACGTTCTATTTTCTTTAATGGGTTATCTATTGTAAATGATGAAGAAACAGAATGTGTTCCTCCAGAAACGATCATACACCAGATTGAAAACCAGATTGATTATATTGAATTATTATTAGCAAAACCAATCGAACCACAAGTATTTAAAGTGGTGATCGCGAATTATTGTAAAAGCTATCTTACTACACTCCAAATTGGAAAACAATATATTACATTATATCCAGAGGAAGAACAATCTTATATACAAAATACATTTGAATGCCTTAGAGGTATAGGTGAGTATAAAAAATTACCAACAGAAACATCATTTATCACAAATATACACGAAACAAACTTTACGATTACAGGAGAAATAATAATTGATGGAGTTGATATCTATGAATTCTTTAATTTATTTGACTGTAATCAAACCGTACCTTTCCTTAATTTACACCACTTTTATAAATGCTTAAATGGGGCAAAATGCCCTACACAGTGGGCAAATCCAGAGGAAGAACATGTAGATACACTACGATTCTATATGTGTCAAATTGATTTGCCTGATTTACGAGATGAAAACTATAGTTTATGCGAATGTAAACAGATAAAAAATGAAAAGGGAATATATACGTATGAATATACTATATATGGTACGGTTCACACGGAAATTGAATCATTATTAACTAAATTTATACAATTATGTCCTGTTAAACCTTCAAAGATGACTGTTCATAAAAAGTTTGGAAAAGGAAATTTCATCTGCACTGGAATACCTTTTAATGAAGATTTATTCTATGATTTTGCAACCAATGAGAGAATCGTAAGTGAAATGGTCACCATTGATGAAAAATATAAAATACATAAAATAAGAGGTGGATTAAAATTTGTTGTCCATCTAAATCGATTTAATCAAAAAGATACACTACGCTGCATTTTACGCAGTAAAGTAATTGAAAAATCAACTGACCAAGAAATGAAAGATTTCCCAGGAATGTTTAAAGTAGGTCAAACCATATTAACAATCAATTGTAGTGGGGCTTTACAACCTCATTTATTAGAGTTTTATAAGAAAATGTTAGATTCTATTCTTTATTATATTTCAGCCTCATATAAACACCAAATGATTGATTATTACTGTCATTATATAGACAATATATCCGAAATAGTTACCCCTATCCTTAAAAAAGACAAAATCCAGACAGAACTTTCCTTAAAAGAGATTGCTCCTGATCTATTTCTACCGGGATACGTTAGAAGTTGTAGTTATCCCCCTGTTATTATACAAGATAATCAAATAGAAGAACATGTAAGAAAAGGTTTTCAAGTAATGACCTTCCCAAAAGAAAGTAGTGGATTAGTTCAACATAATTATGTCTGCACAAAAGATAAAAAGAAAATCTATCCTGGATTGCGTTTAAATGAAATGGATAACTCTGAATTATATCCCGCAGTACCATGCTGTTACCAAGATGATCAAACAACAGAAACAAATATACGATATAAATATGAACACGATCTCCCTTTAGTAGATGAGGGTGCCATATCAACTACTTTTATATCTACCCGAAAGTGTCTTAAATTAGGACAAGAGGGTATACTGCCTCCAGTTGTAAAAAACTTCTTAACGACTACAGATGATGACTGCTTACTTAATAAATCACAATTCATACGTATAGCAGTACCGAAAGGAAACTGGAGTGTATTTGATGCATTAAAGATAGCAACAAAAAAAGAAATCACGGTAGAACAATTTATCAATCGTTGTACCGAACTGGTTGAAATGAATCTATGTTCTCAGTCAGAATTAACTGTACAGGAAGCATTACATATTCTACAATCTAGACACTATATGGAAATCCGTGATTGGTATCCTATATTGGAAACTATATTTGAAGTTAAGATTACCATTTTTGCAACTACAAAGGATAATTTAGATGGTGAATTATCTTGCCCAAATTATAAACGTTTTTATATTATAAACCCACTTGCAGAACGAAGTTATACACACACTGTACTATTATTAAATACCATAGGAGGAGAGTTTGATAGACTACAATATCCCCATAATGAAGTAATTGTAAAAAGGGAAACTATTGATAAAAAGAAAGAGTATATGTCTATGTTCTCTCTTCAATCGAATACAGCAAAAGCAATTGTATCTGTTACAAAACTTATCATGAACCAAAAGGAAATACCTTTTCATTTACCAATTACACAACAAAAACAAGATGGATATGGAAAAATACGCGAGGTACACATAAATGAACATATATTATACACAACCCCATTACCACCTATTCTAACTAGTTCCAATAAAAAGAAACTAAAAGAGGATTTATTCGATATAATGGAGCAAAATATGTTTTATCAACTTGAGTCTATTCAACATAACCAAAAAGAAATAGGAATTATTGCCACAAATACCACTCACCATACATCCCTTGTATATAAATGGAATATTCCAAAAGATGTTCAAGACACAGATTTACCTATGTATGATGTGGAACAACACGGATATCCTATCCCACCATCTTCATCCATTAGTTTCTTAAAGAAATATAATCAATATCAACGTTTGGCAAATATGATAACTAGTTATGCCCTGTTCTTATTTTCTTACTTAAAATGGAATGAAAAGTGTACTCTAGCTGATTTCAAAGAGAAGCATATGATTATTATCCCTGACCATACATACACAAATATATCCCGTAATTTAGATCTACAGAATGATAGTTTTATTTATACACCTAATACTACAGAAAATAAACAATCATTAATTATAACATCCCTTGATATGAAACTTCGTGTGTTTTATTATGTGCAAATGTGTATGGAATATAATGAATCATTTTTAGATGCATATCGTTTCAACCGTTATATCCCATTTTATTACAATAGTAGTGAAGATTTCAGCAAGTCTATCACGTATACGATATATAATCATATAGAAGAATATTTAGAAACTCGTCGTCTTAAAAAACCACAATATACACTTTATTCTACCCTATTTAAATCGAAAACATCCTACTTTTTCTCGAATCCATTATTTCGCCAAGGTGAACTTTTCTTAGTTATACCATCTCTTACAAAAGAACATGCAATTCGGTGCACTACTCTATTTTATCAAAAAGGAGTTATACATGCAGATACAGATTATTTATATGACAGTGATCCTCTTCTTATGTCTGATATTACCATTGTAGAATATCATTCCACTACAGATGAATTATTTATACATACTCCTATTAAAAGTAGAGTATCTCGTGCAATATTTATTGGTAAACTTGTCTTATTTAGAAGTAAAGAAGAAATTATATGGTTTAGCATGATACCGTATACACAAATGTAACTTAATACACAAATGTAACTTAATACACAAATGTAACTTTTTTCAAAAAATGCATTTTTTAATAAAAAAGTAGTACAAAAGTAAACTAAAAAGTAAAAATGTACTACTTTTTTATTAAAATAGTTAAGTTTTACTTTTTGTAAAAAAGGAATTAAAGTAGTACATTTTTATCTAATTCTATTATAAATAAAAATGTCAATCATAGAAATCCCAATATATGAAACATTTCCCGGATATCATGCACTGATAACAAAAAAAAATAACGATATAGATCATTGTATAGCAACATGGAATAATTGTCCAACGGAATCTATCCAATCTATATACCATTTTTTAAACCATCAATACTTTACGAATAGTTATCTATCTTCTTTCATAGATTCCCTATCTCATATTAACAATTCTCCCCAAACAATCACAAGATGGAAAACATTTATTTCCAATCAAATACAAAAAGAAAAAGAATTACTACAATCATATTCACCAAATGATACTATTGATACAAAACATATAGTAAATTTTTTAACAAAATGCGGACTACATATATCAACCAGTCACTCTAGTATTCTCCAACAATTGTTTTCTAAATTAGAAAAAGAATGTACAGACGATTGCTTACCTTATTTATGTATAGTTATTAATACAAGTGAAGAAATAATTTCTTCATGTGTTATGTATCGTCATACATTTAAACAATCTATAACATGTTCTGAACTATGTGGAAATATAGATGCATTATTTACTCTTATGTTACATCAACCAGAGTATTCCCAACAATCTATTTATTGCTCTGTTATGTATGAGGATATGCATTCTAATGATCAGATCACACTTAATTTGTCTACTATTTTTTCCTATGGATTTCATCTTAAGAGTGCGAATCCTTACCTCTTTTTATTCTTGCGTCAACCTCATGTGTTCTTTCCTATTGATAAGCAGTCTATTACAAGTATATTACAATCTTCTTTTAAGGTTGCATCTTCTTCGTTTACAACCGATATAGATACATTTATGCAATATAATAAACATCAACAACTCCACTCTTTTTTTTCTATTTTATGCTATAATTTATTCAAAGGGGAAATAATATCTGGTCAAGCACGTATACATATGAAAGTAATATGCCATAAATTTAAAAGTAGACAAATGAACTGTACCTATATGGATTTATTTTTATTCCTATTACATCATCCAACATATTGCTCTGTCTTACTGTATGATCTCAATACTTTATTTCTTATTCCTCCGCTTGTACAACACACCTCTCATATCGATGAAAGTGTGAGACAACTTATAAAACCAAATAACAACAGTGGGGTAATATGTGTAAATATTTCTTGTATAGGAGATATACAGTCATTAACTCATTATTGTATACATTCATCCCTATTTTCTGCAGGTTGTTCAAAGATAGAAGCAAATAGATTTGGTTTCCAATCGATTACATTATATCCTTTACGTAAGTTAGATGCTATACATATTGATGCAATGTTACACTCGTATTTACATGCACAGTCTATACCAGAAGAAAAAGAAGGTAAGATATCTTTCTTTCCACATCAGCTTGAAACAATACACACACATTCATCCCTTTTATTTTTACATATATACAGTATTCCTTCACCTACAAATACAATAATAGCTATGTATAACCCAAAACAAGATACTACGTCAGAAATTGTATATTATTATACAGAACATTGTATACCTACCCAAGATGATATAAAGCAATGCATTGATTTATTTTTATCAGGTATAATGTGTATAGTTATGGTTACTCCAGTCTATTACTTTATTATACAATATAGAAAAGAACGTATGTCTTCATCGGATGCTATTCATTCTTTATATACCACCCTTATACAAAAATATGACATCTCATTGAAAGGAAAGGGAAAATGTCAAGAAAATATACGTGTTCATTTTACAAATGACTGGAATCAAATTGAACCATTTTATGTGCAATCATTTACTAGAGAAGAAGCTAAGTTTTCTTGGATGATTTCTGTTAATTTACTATCAAATATATCAGAATCTGTTACTAAGACAGTAATACAAATACAATCTGAGGTACCTTCTGTATTTTCTACTATGGGTCCATTTTATCAAGTAGATGCAAAGAAAATACATTCCTACGATGAATCTGTGTATATTTATGATGATGATAATATGGAAGATGTGAATGAACAAATAGCAGAAACAGAGTATGAAAATGCGTTATTGTTTGAACAATTTAATAGATATGGTATTCCAGAACAGGAGTATGAACCAGAAGAAAAAGTTGATTTAAATAAGGAAGAATATTATGATAGTGTGTTAAAACAAGAAAGTTATGCATTATTTTTAGCTAGTCAAGAAGAACAAGACGTAAATGAGCTTGAAGGTGTGTATATAGAACAATCAAGTGATACAGGTAATGTACAAAAAGAAGAAAAAGGAGTAGACATGGTACAACAAGTGAAAGAAATGTTATCATCTGAAGATGAATTGTCAAGTGCAGAAGATTATTTGTTATATGTTACAAATAAAAGTATTCCATCTTCTGCATCCGAAGAAGAAGAATTGCAGTTAGATATGTTTACAATTTAAAATAGTTTGTAAAATGTAAAACGTAATATTTTAAAAAAAAAGTAGTACAAAAATAAAATTAGTTTGTAAAATGTACTACTTTTTTTTTAAAAATGCAGAAATTTATAAATACAATATTATTTATAAATAGAGTAATGTATTGTTTATTTAGTATGTTTTCAGCGTGTATTAACGATAAAGTATAGGTTCTGGATTCTTTGCATAACTTTCACTAGATGGAAATATAGTACTGCATACATATTGCCATTTATACTCATAATCTGGTTGAGTAGGTTCAGTATGCTTCGTCCATATGGTAGTATAAGGGTAGTAACCTGCAACATTCGGTTGTATATAGGATTGGTCACTTAATGGATTATTTCTCCAACGATTATGGAATGGATAAAGAGAACGATTTTTTCTGTATGTTATAGGTTCTGGTGTGCCAAATAATTTATAATTATGTGACATTTTGTTTCTTTCTACTTACTATTTTAAAGTATAGTAAGTAAATAAATAATGAATTAAGAATAAAATAGGTACGTATTATTCTTTAGTGAAGAGGTACAACCTCTTTAATGATCTGTTCTTCTTCTGCAGTTTTATCAACAAATGTGTCTTTATATTTGATAAGTGTGTCTACTAATTTGTGATATACACGTCTCATATCTTGACCTCTGCTACTTAAGATAATACTTCCAGATGCAAATACAAGGAATGTGTGGTGTTTTTCTTTGTTTATATCGGATTTTTTCTCCTTTTTTTCTACAAGGGTAAAATAATCTGTATACTGTACTTTTCGCACGAATTGTTTCTTTTCAACCATCTCATAATTTAATTGGATTAATTCTGGGTCGTATAAGCAGTCTGCTTCCATTTTAATATTTACACATGTACGTATGCTTCCTTCATATATAGAAATAAATTCTGTTTGTGTATTAATAAAACGGTCTAGTTTATCTCTGCAGATGTTGAAACCGATATTAAAATCCATGTTTTTCATGACAACATTAAATACAACTTGGAAGGTTGTCTCTGAGTTAGATAAACGAAAACAACGTTCTCCGGTCATTTCTTCTGCACGTTGCATATTATAGAATAAGTGCATCATGGTATCAATGTATTGTTGTTCTGTTTTGCATCCTGTAATTTGAAATTTACCGTTACTGCTTACTTTGATATTAATTTCTTTGTTATCCTGTAACATAAGGACAACTGTAACGGAATGTAAAAAGAAGGTATTATTTGTTTTGCTCTTTTTCTTTAATAGGCATCCGCGATGTTCTCTTCTTCTTTGTACAAGAATAATGCTTCCAACTGGAAGTGTTTTAACAGGTTGTTCTAATGCAGAACGTTTTTTTCTACCTCTTTTCTTTTCGATTTGTGTATATTCTACAATGGGAACATAATGGTAGAATTTGTCTAAATCAACTTGTAAATTAGACACAGCTATAACTGTGGTTGTACTTACAGTGATTGCGTCAAATGGTTTTACCTCTCCTTGTGCAGATATTATTTTCTTAAGTTCCTGTTTGTTTGCTGGTTTAGATGATTTTTTAAGAGTGTCTGTCATTTTATTTATATTTTTATAATTCCTACTTAAAGCACGATTTCTTTAAATAGGAATTATTTTAATTTTAAATTTCAATTTAAGTATTTTTTTCTATCTTCTTTACTTACTAAAAAGAAGATACTTCTGACGGTTATACTACAATTATGAGCAACGTAAAAAAATTATTATCCAATAAATTAAACAAGGAAAATATTGAAGTACAACTACATGATATATACCAATATTTAAACGATATGAGTATCGAGTGTATTCATAAGCAATATACGGAAATATATCAAATACAATGCTTTCTGTCCTCTAAATTAAAGGAACACAACACAACCACAAACTTAATCAGTGTACCTAATAAAGACTTTCCTGACTTATTCCATACAATTATGCCAATAGGATCAAAAAGTAAACAAGGGGATGTGTTCTTTGTTACATTCAAACACAAACAAAAGTATGTCCCATGTATACTAAAATACGCAAAAGATGAAAGCAGAGACGTAGAAACTGTATTACACGAAGTATCTATAGGATTCTTCTTAAATCACCTACGTTCTACCGGAAATTTAAATTTTATGTACACATACACACCATTTTATTGCAGCACAGGTAAAAAAATGTGCACATCAACTCGACTAAGTAATATAACCACCTGTGCATTTTTCGAGTATATTAAGGGGGATAATATATCCAATACATTTAAAAAAATATGCAAACAAAAAGGAGATTCTATCTCATTATTTATCCCTCTATTCTTACAAATAACTCTTGCATTAGCAGATGCGCAAGCTTACTGTAATTATATGCACTATGATTTACACGATGAAAATATAATGCTTGTAAAACAACCAAAACAAGTTGAACTTATTTATAAACATATCGGATATAAACTAACGAATGTAGAACAAGTAGCAGTCATCATTGATTATGGGAATAGTATTCTGCGTTCTCCAACTGATAATACTTTATTTATTCATCCATTTATAGAATCCAAAATAAAAATAAAATATTTTGAGGATTTGGCATACACAAAGAATCCATTTATCAGCTGCTATGACATATTTCATTTCTGCATGATGTGCTTAAGTACACTTGCATTATGCGAGGATATCCTTTCCGATAATATTAAAAAATGTTGGAAAATATGCATGACATTCTTTATCCATCGTCTACAACATGTACAAGTAAGTAAAGAATGTAAGGAATACCTTACTAAACAACGATATACATCGAACTCATTATATTACCGTTTGCGTGTAGAGGATAAAGAATTAGTAAACATAGATATCCGACAGTATGTAGACTATTTAGTTCGTGTGATACAACCCTCTAATTTAATTCGTATTTAAAAAAAATAATGGTATGACTATATAGTAGAAGCATCGTAGACTATGAAGCGTTCAAAGTCAAACATTGCGTTAACATTATTGGAAAAACCAGAGGATGTCACCCTTGATGAAAAAGAGGAATTACTTTCCTTTATCCGTACTAATTACTGGGTTTCATTCCGTTTGCAAGATTTGGGTGAACATAAGGATGAAATATTGGAATTCTTGCGTAGAAATCATGAGGAATATGTATGTTACCTTAAAGATATTATGATACGATAAAATTGATTTTTTTACGTTTTGTATAGTAATAGTAGTATTAGTAGAAAACAATATGATAGATCATGATGATATACCAGAACAATATAGGAAATACATCCAAGAGAATGATATGGATGGCCTGTTGTTAGAGTTGTATACACATAAAGAAGTGGATTGGTTTCAATGGGTATACTTACATTGTGAATGTAAGTTTCCTGTAGATGAGATTGTTCGGATGGTAGACTTGGTGAATGAAAAATCAAGTAAGACATGTAGGATGAATTGGCGTAGTGGAGAATTAGAGTGTATAAAGATGTACATTACGGATGAGGTGAGAGAAAAATACGGGGATGAAATTAGGATGATCCAATTTATGGTGGATATGAGGAAGTATTCTGTGTGTAAGTTGGTTATGAATGGTAAATTTTATTATACATTTGATAGAAAGCGGTATTTACACCGTGTGAATGATTTTTTATAAACTGAGTTTTTTGGAAAAAACGTAACTAGTTTATAAAATAGAATGAGGGTTATAATTAAGAAAGATTATAGTGGAATTGTGCATAATTTAATAGATGAAGATAACTATCTGGATATAAAGTTTAATAATGCATTCCTCAGAGGAAACAATAAAGAAATGAAATGGTGTATTAGAAATATGTTTAAAGATCATAATAAGAATGCGTATTCTTTATCTCTTGATTCTATAGTTAGGCAAATTATAACGTATGATAACTCGCATATTCTTAAATATATACATAACCATTATTCAAATTGCGTATACAAATCTTCTGATATTCTGTTTAGAGGAATGTTAGATATATGCATACTTTATAATGCAAAAAAATGTTTACATTTTCTGTTAGATAGAGGTTATCAATTTGATGATATCGATAAATTAATCAAGTCGACCCTAATATGCCCTTATTACGAATATTATAAAAATAGTTTAACCCTTTTTATACGTGGGAATACTGTAAGAATATCTTTACGATATATACTACAAACAATCAACAATTTTAATGTTAAGTTTATGAAAGAATTATTTAGAGTATGTAAAGATTATTACGATATAAATGCACATGATCATATATATTTAAGAACAGCTCTGCATATTAATGTTCCTTTAAATATAAGTAGAGGTACTGATAACGATGATATAATACAAAGATACCCATTTTATAGACTAGGATATCATGTGAACTATTTAGTAGAACTTGGTGCAAACTACAGATTTAATTATGATTATCCTTTACGTATATCATGTGCTAAAGGGCATCTTGCATTAACGACATACTTTTTGTCCCTAGGATGTGACCACACTTTAAAGAATTGGTGGGCTTGGAGAATGGCTGTTAAAAACAATCATTTGCACATCATATGTGAACTAGAGTTATACAATAACAATAAAAAAGGAAAACATTTGATTATTCCGTATAACATGATTATAAAATACATATCGCGTAAAAATAACGAAAAATATGAGAGTATGTATAATTACTTGCAAAAACAAAATAGAAAACAACAAGATAGAGTAAGTAGTATACTAACAAAAACAGTTAGTTCATTGTATAAAGATGTTATTGGTATAATTGTGGGATACTTATAATAAATATTGTGTTTTTAGATGTAAATCATCTAAAAAATAATTAAAGACAAATGTATGTAAAGGTTATACTGATTCCTCTACTTTATTGGTATTATTTAATTTAATGTCTTTTGTTGTATCAAATTCCCAATAGAAGTCCCTTGGAGAACTAAGTCCTAAGCATATATTTTTAATAAAAGTCACACTGTTACCGCTTTTATTTTTTGCCCAACTTAAACAAGGATGTCTTGCTATTTCTTTACCTTTTGAACCATTTTTATTGACTTCGTACTGAATTACAGGTATAGTATATCCGCATAAACCAGATGCAATCGCATGCTTTATATTTTCTTTTGGGAGAACCCATTCTAAATTGTCTGCATGATTATTATCTTTATGTCCGTCAATATGGTTAACAAATAAGTCATCATAATCAGATAATGTATTTCTACCTTCTATTTTATGATACGCATAGCAGATTAACCTGTGTACTTTATAATCAAAACCATTAATTATACATGTCTTATAACCAAGGTTATTTTCATGACCAGTGTTCAACATTCCTGTAAAAATATTTTCAATGAATCCAGCTCTATAAAACTTGTAATTAAAAAACTCAGGTAAAGTAACATAATCTTGTTGGTTATTTTCTGATAAAGTATTTTTATTTACTAGATTCTTTTCTTTTTTAACAGGTGTTCTATAGTATTGTAAATTATTTACGCAAAGATTTCTAACTTCATTTGTTCTTCCCCATACATACAAATTATCAATATGTAAACTGTTTGATTCTTTATCTTTAAATTCAACATGTGCATGTTCATATTGGTCTAATAGTTCATAGTATTCCAGTTTAAAAATTTTAGCCATCATTTTTTTAACATAGTGGTCTTTATTATTTACCTTAATACTCCAATCTTTTTTACTAATGGTTACTGGTTTAAGATCAAAACGATAGAACTTACCACTTCTTGTTGCATAGCATACATCTCCCGCAAATAGTTCTTCGCCGTCAAGAATGATAGGACCATCTTTATCTTTAGGAGTTAATCGCTCTTGTGTAACACAGTTTACACATTTTTTACAATCTACTTTATTTAAGTTATTTTGTAACTTATTTAATGTTGTAGTTGTTTGTATTTTACATGTATTACATTCAAATGTAAACTCACTATCTCCAGTAGTAATATTTTCAAGAGAAGTTAATAGTTTTCCTTCTTTAACCACTTCTACTGTTTTAATAACGTTTTCATGCAATGTTTTTATTCTATCAAGATTTTTCTGTTTTCTTTCTTTTTCCTTCGATAATGGCTTATTTTCTACCTTAAGGTTAGAGAATGTATTGTTTATAACATTATTATCTATGTGTTTTATAATATGTTCTGCAATATAGTCCTCATATGTTAATTCTAATTCCCCAAATGCCATCATAATCAATATATCCAAATAATAACGTTTATCTACCTTTTTTTCACCATCATTATTGAAATAACGAATCTCACTTCTTCCATCTTTAGAGATATTACATTCTACCCATCTATTTTGTTTTTTGTTGTATACAGTACCATCGCTAAAAAATAATAAAGTAGGCAATATATCAATCTCTGCATGTTGTATTTCTGGATGTTTCATTTTGTCTACAACAGAAACGTCAGCTTTTTCTGTTTTATATTTATTATTAGGATTGCTTCTATTTTGAGATAATATATCTGAACGCTTAACAAACACAATATTATTAATGTTAGCCTCTAGATCATTACTCTCTCCAAAACGAGCACAGTAAGAATCATCTTTAATAAGTTTCCAATCTTTTACCTTAAATAACCTTGCCATTTCCTTAACAATGTGTACATGTTCTGCACCAATAGTTACAGTATTAGTCCCGTCAGGATGCAAAGAATCTCCTGTTTTTTTACTCAATACATTTCCTTTTTCAGAAATCCAGCATTGAGAAGATTCTTTCCAAACAACTCCTTCTTTATCGACATGAGTCTCTTTTAGGTCTTTATTAAGAGCCCAGTACTTATCCACGTTTTTCTTTTTACAACAATCACGTTCAAATTCTGGGTTATTCTTAAGTCCTTTTATTTCACACATTTTAATGTTCTCCCAAGAAACTGTACGTAATTCTCCACATTTACATACAAGACCAAATTTATCAGAACCTTTGGTTATATCTTCAATAGAATGCCCTAGAGCAAAAGAGTACCCAAGTAATTTAAAGGCTTCTGTAAGTTTTTCCCTTAATTCATTGATTCTTATTAGTTCTTTGCTTGACTTTACAGGTTCTTCTTCTTTAACCTTGGTAATCTTACGAGTGCTAGTGGTTGACATCTTTTCGCGAGTTAAGTTATAAAAATATATTTTATAGTATAAATATATTTCTTTAGATATCTTTTTAAGATAAAAATCATTTTTATATTTTTTGATTTTAGTGTTAGTTTCATTATAAGATCGGAAAACCTAGAGCGCCCCCTGATATGCGGACTATATTATGATTAACACCTACTACAATGGTTTCGAAGGTTTGTAATACTGGTGCACCGTTAATTCTAGCTGCGGTAGCATCAGATGGTGCAGTAGAGGATGCAATAGCTGCATCAGAAGCACCAAATTGGAAGGAAACATTGGTTAATTTACCATAGTTAGTAGAACCCATAGGATTAGTATTGACTAAATCTAATGTATAAGACATTAAGTGATAACCAGTCTCAGTAGGAATAGAAACTGCATTATACCATGGGACAATCAAAGAGAAATAATCACTACCCATGTTGACTAAACGAGCAGTGTTCTCATATAATAAAGAAGTTTGTCTGATTGGATCAGATGCATATCCTGGGAAGAAATCTAAACCAGTTGGATATGGAACAACTTGACCAGAAGTATAGTTAGAATACTCAGATAAAACAGTCTTATTTCTAACAGAGAAGAATAATGCTTTAATAGAATGAGCAAAACGAATATCAGTTTGTGCAACATTAGATGGGGTATATTGAGTTCTTGGAGCAGTTTGAACTTGCTCAATTAAAATATCTCTTGGCGCTTTACCCATTTGAGTTCTCTCAACGTTAGAGACAATAGCATACTCTGCCCACATATCAACTGGTAAGTTTAATTGTTGATCAACTAACATAGTACGTTGTGCTGGAACAGTATAGTTACCAGAGAAACCATCAACATTAGACCAGTTAATATTATCAACATTTAAGACATCACCAATATCACGAAAAGTAACATAATGAATCATATCATTATATGGAATTGCTGCAGTTGGTAATGCAATACCAGTATCACGAGAATAGAAAAATGGTAATGGAATATCTAAGATTGCAGGTGGTAACTTACGAATAGTATAACTAGAACCAGAAGATGGTAAAACAGAACATGGATTGTTTAACACTGGAATGTTACCAATCATATTGTTATAACCATTTCTCTTACCTGCTGGAACAGTAAATGCTGCCCAAAAATCTAAATAGAAAGAATCCATACGTTCTGCAACTAAATCGTTGAAAGAAATGTTAATTTCACGAATTAAATTGTGACCTAAATTACGAGTCCAACGTAAAGCACAATCAGACCATGCCCAAGAAGTACCTGGAACAATATTACCTTCTTGTTGTGCACTATAGACACTAGCTAATTCAACAGATGGTAATTGAACTCTTAACCAAGTTCTTAATAAATAATCACCTGCACGAGAGATTTTATAACCCCAAGATTGACCAAATCCTGGATTACCACCAGAAATTGCTAAAACACAAGGTGCAACGGAAAACCAAGTTGCTTTTCTTAATTTTTTAACGAAATAAGTAACTGCATCGGTACCACCGTAGAAATATTTCTCCGGTTCGTCATAAGTTGCGAGATCAACGAATGCTGCTGTCAAGTTAGATGAGGTAGTGTTTGCTGCCATTGTAAAATAAGTCTTTTATTTATAAGATAAGAAAAAAATTCTTAAATTTATATTTTGCACTTTTTTTTTATTTTCTTTTTTCAACTCTTTTAACCTATCAATTAAAAATAAAAAAATAAAAAATGAGTGCACTTTTTATTTTAGTATACCCATATATACTAAAAGATGACCAACCTACACAAATTCTTTTTCTCCCTACAAATTAACCTACGTATGTACCACTGGCAAACCGACAGTTACGCAAGACATAAAGCATCAGATGACTGTTTAACACAATTAGCACCATTAATAGACAAATTTATGGAAATATACCAAGGAAAATACGGAAAAATACCAAAAACATCAACCCCTACCTCTATTCCACTATCTTCTCTCACCGATAAACAAGCAATTGACTTCATAAAACAATCCATTAAACATCTAAATAGCAACGAAATATCTCTTAAATTAACTGACACAGATCTATTAAACATTCGCGACGAAATGGTAGGTATACTCAACCAAACCCTCTACTTGTTCACATTCCAATAAGCACATTTCATCTATTGAATCATACAGAACATCCTCTTTGATGGATCTTTTTTCCCTGCATTTTGTTCATTTTTACTCATCTTTTTATCCATACTCTCAATTAAAGACTGAATTTCATTCTTTGCCTTCTCTATCTGAACATCCTCCTCTTCTATCTTCTCTAATCGGGTTTTCTCCGTCTTCTCTAAGTGGGTTTCTTTTGTATTATTTGAGAGGATTTCTTCTGTCTTCTCTGAGTGTTCTTCTTCCGTCTTTTCTGAGATATTTTTATTTTGTTCCTCTATCTTTTCTGAGTGGTTTTCCTCCGTCTTTTCTAAATGGATTTCCTCTGTCTTCTCTGATTGGATTTCCTCCGTCTTTTCTAAGTGGATTTCCTCCGTCTTCTCTTCGTGGTTTTCCTCTGTCTTCTCTAAGTGGATTTCCTCTGTCTTCTCTAAGTGGATTTCCTCCGTCTTCTCTAAGTGGTTTTCCTCCGTCTTCTCTTCGTGGATTTCCTCCGTCTTCTCTAAGTGGATTTCCTTTTGTTCTTCTTCCGTCTTCTCTAAGTGGTTTTCCTCCGTCTTCTCTTCGTGG